CCGCCGTGTCGGCAGTGAAAGACCTCCAGGCTGCCGTGCGCCGTGCCCGTCAGCAGCGGGTAAGCCGCAAGGACCGCCCCACCCGCTTCATCATGTCGCCACGCGACTATGGCGGCCCCTACTATGCCGATGCCCTCTGGCACAGCATCTTTGCCGGAAGCATCTACGAGTATGCCTTCACCATCGTCGATGACCGACTCACCCGTAAGCGCAACTCCAACATCATCGGTCGCGTCATCTACATTCACCAGGAATATCTCAAGAACCTCTACACCCAGCAGGGCGACAAGAAGACCAAGACCATGGCGCAGCTTCAGCAGGAGGTGTTCAGCGACATCAACGCGTGGCTCTCCAATCCCGACAATGCAGGTCAGGCGCTCATCTCTGCCGTGTTCACCGGCGCCGACGGCAAGGAGCACAAGGCATGGGAGATTGTGGAGATAGAGAGCAAGGCCAACTCGCAAGCGCAAGCCGAGAAGACCGAACTGCAGGAGATTACGAGCATCATCTTCTTCGCCATGGGTCTCGACTCCAAGCTCATCGGCAACACCCCTGGTGACGCAACCTCATCGGGCGGCACCGACCTCCGAGAGCGTTTCCTCGTCAAGCAGATACAGTTTGCCCCATTGCAGCAGCTCATGCTCCGAGCCTTGGAGGTAATCGACGATTTCAATGAATGGGACACACACCTCGAATGGCAGATAGACCGTGAGGTGCTTACCACCCTCGACAACTCGAAGACAGGCGTCAAGAAGCAGGAACAGGAGTAACCCTCCCCTCCCTGACTTCCGTCCCGACAACAACATCTTTTTTTCACCCAGCACATAACAGCACAACACATCATGATACTTTCCACCAATCAAGAACTTCGGCTTATCCTGCCCAGCAATGCCGTGGACGAGATAGCCAACCTGCAGGGCGTGCTCGACAACAGCGAGAAGGACTTCCTGCAGGACAAATTGGGCAAGCCGCTCTACACACGGCTTTGCGAATACTATACCACCCTGGGCGGCGACGGCTTCTATCAGCAGATGACCGACGGCACCTATGTCATGAAGCCATGGAGCGTCCTCCTCGTCCTCGCACAGCGTATGGTGGTCAACGATGCCATGGCACGATACGCCTACCAGCAAATCCTTTCGGTCAACGGCGCAGGCGTCAACATCGCCTCCTCTACCGACTACGACCCCGCTACAGAAAAACTCCTCGACAAGGGAGTGGCTGGATATAAAAAGGAGGCCATGGTGTCGCTCAACAACCTCCTCATACTTCTCGAAAACTGGGCAGTCAGCATCAACACGCCAGCCGAAACAGCCGTCCCGAAAGACGGCAGCGCAAGTACCGAAGTACCAAAGGGCGAAAGTACAGAAGTACCTGATGACGGAAAATCCGACATACCACAGGACGAAAGTACCGAACGCCTCGCAGCTATCGAGGAGATAGTGCTGTTGTGGCAGGAGAGCAAGTATTACTACCTGCACCACGATCTCCTCATACCCACGTGCAGCATCCTGCAGCAGTACATCGACATTTACGACAACCGCGACAAGTTCATCCGTTTGCTGCCCGACCTCCGCTACATACAGGACGAATACATAGCCGACGTGTTCGGCGACGAGCTCATCGACCGTCTTCAGCACGCCGACGACCGCGACAAACTCCTCCGTAAGGTGCGCCGCCTGATGACCGCCTACCTCGTGGAGCGAACCACCGTCATCGCCTTCGACAAGGCTACCCGATTGTTGGCGCACAACGAGTCCATCTCTCTTCGTGATTCCGTCTATCGCCTCCTCAAGGCCGAGAAGCAGGCTCAGGAAGCCGCCGATAGCAACGCGTCCTCCTCCACTTCCACCACTTCCACCGCTTCCTCCTCCGTTGCAGACAAAACCGGCGGCTACGAGAACAACCAGGAAGGCGGCAAGATATTCGTCACACCACTCATGTTCTAAAACCCCGACAACAATAAAAGACACAACAATATGAACAAAGAGCAAATCATCCAGATACTCACGCCGGCACTCAACACCCGAATGCTGACAGCCGAACAGAAAGAAGCCTTCGAGCAGGGACTGACACTGCTCGAAAGCGTGCCCAGCGCACAGGCTTTCGTGCGCGACTCGCATCGTTTTCGCGACTACCACCGCCGTGTGCGCCAGTTGATTACCAGCCTGCAGGTGATCTCCATCCCCGAGGCTGCCGAAGCCAAGCGCCACGTGGGCAGACCCACCAAGGAGGAGCAGGCACGATACAACGAACAGCACAAGCAGAAAGCCCTCGACGAAGCCCGCCAGTCGCTCTTCCCCGAGGTGAAGCCCAACGTAGCCGTACAGCCACTCACCTATGGCGGCATCGTGGCCAACCCCAACGGCGAGAGCATCGCCGCCACCATGCCCAACCTCGCACAGATACGTCCCTTCCTCAGTCCCGCCCTTCAACAGCGCGTCAATACCGTGCGCGACCTCCGCAACGAGATGGCAAGCAAAGCCGAACAAGCCAAGACGATGGCAGAAGCCAACGAGAAGTCGATACAGCAGAACAAGGGCATCCTCTACACTGAAGCCGAGATAGCGCTGCTCGCCACCCGCGCCACAGAGATAGAAAGCGAAATCCTGCCGGACATCTACATGGCTGTAGACCGTGAAATGGGAGAAGTGTATCTCCGATTGAATCAGCGCAACGGCGACCCCGAATACATCGCTTACGTTGAAAAGACTTTCAGTTTGTCGCCACAGGAATTGCGTACTCAGCTCAAGCCATTCTATGAGAAAGCACAAGAGCGCGATCCTCGCTTTGCCGTCAGCATAGCAGAGAAAATCGCTGCCGACCGACCCGAGGTGAAAGCCGCACGCGACAAGGCAGCCAAGCACAAGGCCGAAGCTGATGCCATCATCAAGTATATCATCCGCAAGGACAAGCCAAGTACCAAGGCAAGGGTGAAGGGACTGAAGGAGCGTATCGACCGTTTGCGCCAGGAGTATGCCGACATCGTAACCGAAGACGAACTCACCGGCTACGAGGCCATCCTTACCAAGACCATCGCCGAAGCGGGAGTCTAAAATGTCGTTTTGTTTTTAGTGCTTATTTTAGTCAGAAATGACTGGAAATTCGATAATAGAGAAGAGTCAGGATATGGAGAAGTCCGAAAAGTTTAAGGCATTGTGTATCGCCATCCTTGCCCAGAGCGGCAACTGCCAGGAGTCGCAACTTGCCTTTCGTGGCACGGAGAGCATACAGCAGATGTGCGCTGCGTGGCACAAGTATTGGCACGGCATGATAACCGAAGTGCCACAGCAGGTCATGGCAGCTTTTCGTGACTTCTATCCTGACTATAAGAGCGAGATAAATGCTGCCGGCATCTTCTACAACGAGGACTCGCCTACAGGCAATGTGCTCATCGGCGACAGCACAGAGACCATCCACCTCTATCATGCCCACACGGCCTATATCCTGGGCAACGCCCGTGTCGTGCTGCACAACATCGCCTCTGCCCTGGTTATGAATCCCGACTGCCATGTAGAGTTGCGCGACTTCTCACGGGCCACCGTCAAGGAAGGTCACGCCGTGGCACGCAACCAGTCCCGACTGACCACCAATGCCTCTGCCGAGTGTTATGACATGTCGGTGGTCAACATCACAGCAGGCACACTCACCGACCATGGCCACAGAGCTGTCTACGCTTTCGGTAATGCCGTCGTCAACTCCTTCACCCGTCAGTTTATCTCTATATACGACAACGCTCAAGTAAATATCAAAAAACAATGAACTCACATCTCACCATACTTATCAACGACCGACCTGTGTCGCTGCCCGATGATTTCTCTATCGATATAGAGGACCAGAACCCTGTGTTCAATGATAACGAGATGTTCGCCTATCCGTTTTCCATTCCGCTCGACGGCAACCGATGGCTGGTAAAGAACATCGATGACGTGCGGGCATCGTTTCGTGCTGTCAACATGGAGCATTTGCCTACGCGCATTCATGCCGACGGACTGCCCTTCCGCTACGGTACGCTCGTCATGCAGGATGCTGAAGAGATAAAGGACTCGCTCCCGATGAGCATTAATGCAGGCAGACAGAGTTTCAGCGACCTCATCGGATCGCTCAACTGTCGTGACATTCCCATCAAGGATAAACTGATCATCGGCGAGAAGATAGGCAACGTAAGGGTAGACATCGAGAGCGACCCTGTTGTAAATGTCAGTGTATTTGTCGAGGGAGGAAAGCATAAGGATGATGAGACTGTTACCCGAACCATCCATGCCGAGCACGTAAGCGTGAGTAAGGTGCTCGAACCGCAGGCGCTTGGCTTCTCCTATCCTGCATCGTGCCAGGAGTACACCACCAATATCCTTTATCCTTTACACATGAAGGCCGATGCTAAGAGAAAGTCGTCACGATCCTACCCCAACGGCAATACAGTCAACGAGCCCGCCATCGCCAAGAATGGCGACTATATCAACACGTCGGCAGCCTATGGCGAGACAGATGGCGCAGGCCGTCCCGCAGCCTATTGCAATGCCCGTATCTGCTACAAGCACCACGGACTTGCAGCCGATGGCACCACATCGAGCGACATTATCAGCACAAAGGACTGCAAGTGGACCAACGAGGATCTTTATCCCTATTGGGTGTTGGACGCACGCCGTCCGCAGTCGGGCATTTGTTTCTATGTACTCTATTTTCTCGACTGCCTGTTTCATTACCTGGGTGTCACCTTCGACAAGTCGGCATTGATGCAGATAGAGGATATGAAGCACCTCTGTTTCTTCACCACCGTTTGCGCCTACGACGCCATCGGCTATTCTTATGATAAGGACGATCCTACTGGCATACATCAAAAGTTACTTCATCCTCACCATGGAACCTACTATATGGAAGACGACCCCGAAGTCATCGCAAAGAAAAAACAGGCAGGCGAGATTAAGGAAGGATATTTCAAGACGCAGGAGCACATCAACTCCTGGTTGAAGTCGCGCGGTTGTGGTGGAAAAATCAACATCGTAAAGGCAGAGGACAAGACGGTCAACGAGCTCACCCTTACCACTAACGAAGGAACTTCCGAACACATACAGGTGGGAGAGACGACAAAAGAAGGCGGCAAGGTGACAGGTATCAGCATCGAGGCACAAATCTCTAAGTTCGACGTGCAGGGCAACGTGCTCTATATGGTGGCCAACAGCGACAACTTCCCTGATGAGAGTGTCAGCACGATTATCTCATCCTTGGAGAGCGCCTTCGGTATCAAGTTTTCCTACGACTATGAGCAAAAGAAAGTCACGGCATATCTCATCCGTGACGTGCTTCGCGAGAGTGGACAGCCAGCACGCCCTTTCCGTGCAGACATTCATTCTATCTCTCTCGTCAGCGAGAAGATAACGGGTGTACGTATGCGATACTCCGAAGAGAGCGATGTCAAGGATCAGAAGCAGAACGTCAAGGACAGCCGCAAGAATAAAAATATGGGCTATGCCACCGACTATGACTATATCGACTATCCCGAACCGGGAAGTGGAATCAATGAGACGGTTTACGATCGAGATTACGTTGACTTCTTTCATAATTTATATGCTGGAGATAAAAGATGCTACATCGACCGCAAAACGGGCAATGCCTATCGCGTGAAGGTGAATGGCGACGCCACGACTACAGCCGACCTCAAACCTGTGCTCTTCGAGGTAGGTCAGTACAAGGGTGTGGAGTATGGCGATTGCAGCGAGGAGAATGAAGACTTCATCCACGACATCACCATCGACTTCACTCCCGTGCCGTTCAACGATGTCAACTATTTCAAGGAGATAGAGGCTGCTTACGGCTCTCATACGGCAAAGTACTATGACGATTCAAAGACAACAACCTATGGTGTCGTTATCAAGGAAGGACAGCCTATCCTCTGCGCCTATGTCGATGAGGATATGGAGCATGAGTTTGTCGAGCAAATCATCAATCAGACCGTCTCCTCGCCTTTCTGCGACTTCTATATGCGACAGTCACTGAAACTCGTCGAGAGTTATGACCCGTCAAACACCGAAGACGGCAACTCGCCTCTTCAAGACGATTCACGATGGGGCTTCGCCTTGGCCATGATGCGAGGCGGCGGTACGAATGCAACTACAGAACCCTATGACTACAACTATGACCACTTTGGTACTTCCAAGTGGCGCACGGCAGCAGGCGAGTATGCTCTTGCTTGCGACTCTATTGACATGATGGGCAATGTTTTCGACTACAATGGTATTCAGGAAGGCATCGGCAGAGGTGAACGCTTCTCGCTCAAGATACGCGCTTTCAAAGAGCCGTCATGGCTCAGTAAGCCGGAATATAAGGATGTTTCTCTCTGCGACCCCGACGAGGTGGATGCCAAAGGCAACGTAATAACCAAGATACGTTCACGCGGTCTTTTCGATACTTTCATTCTGCCCTACGCCTATTTCCTGCTTAACCGCAAGAAGTACATCATCCGCTGTTCGGCTTCTGTCGCACAGATAGCCGACATACCTAATCATTGGAAGACGTGGTGGAACATCGGAGGTGTGAAATGCCTTATCGACAAGGTGAATACAACTATCACGGCTAAGGAAGGTATCGGAGAGGTGGAACTGACAGTCTATGCCTTGTAAGAGTATTCTTTAATCAAACAAACATAATCATGGATAGAAAAATATTAATCACAGGCACAGGTATCGTTTCCAGTCTTGGCAACGATACCTTTTCCGTCGCACAGAAGCTGGCGAATGGAGAGTGCGGTCTGCACCACGACCCCGCACGCAGCGAGAAAGGTTATCAGTCCGACCTGTGCGGAAAGATAAAGGACCCGAACCCTTGGAAGTTATCTGAACTCACAAGGGCTCAACGGCAATGTTTTTCCGAACCGACCCTATATTCTTTATCTGCCGTCAATGAGGCTCTGATGGAAGCCAATATTCTTCCCGAGTTCTTGCAGTCTCACAATGTGTCTGTCATCGTCAGCAATGACTCTACGGCAGGAGAAAGCTATCAGGCAATGACCACTGCCATTACACAGCGCGACACCCGACGTTTAGGGGCTGCTGCAGTGTTCCGCACGCTCAATTCCACCGTCAGCATGAACCTCGCCTCTATCTACCGACTGAAGGGGCTCTCACTGACCGTCAGCGGGGCTTGTGCCGGAGGAGGTCATGCCATTACTCTCGCCAAGATGCTTCTTGATACACGCCAAACCGAAATGGTGATTGTCGTTGGCGCACAGGAGACTGGTCCCTTCTCCATGCTGTCGTTTGATGCCATGGGCGTATTCTCGCCAGACAAGGTGCAGCCTTTCGGCAAAGGCCGCAATGGTCTGGCTCCTTCGGGTGGTGCTGCCTGTGTCATTCTTGAGCCTTCCGACAGCTTGCGTTTTGAGGATTATGAAGTCTCGCCCGTGGCAGAACTTTCCGGCTGCGGCTTCTCCACCAACGGCACCAACATCTGTACCCCGGATGCTTATCAGGAAGAAGTGGCAATGATTAAGGCCATAGAATCGGCAGGACTCGATGCAGGAATGATAGATGTACTCCTTGCCCATGCCACAGGTACAGAGCTGGGCGATGCTGCAGAGGCAGAAGCCATCGGAAAGGTATTCCCCGAGAGCCCTTATATCGTAGCCACCAAGGGCATGACGGGGCACGAGTGCTGGATGGCTGGTGTATCGCAGGCCGTTCAAGCATCCATGATGCTCAACACAGACACTGTCTTCGGTGCGGCTACCACAGCCGAGAATGCTTTTCCCAAACTCAATCTCGTCATGCAGTCACGCGAGTACTCAGCACACCATATCCTCTGCAATGCCTTTGGCTTCGGAGGCACCAACTCATCATTCATCATCTCTAAATATCAATCATCATGAACAAAGAAGATATACGTCAGCGGGTGTTCAATATCGTTGAAGGCCTGCGCACACCTTGGGCATCGACAGCAGAAGTGACCGACAGCGCTAACCTGCGTGATGATCTTGCTCTTGAGTCTATTGACTTTCTCGACCTCGTTCTTCAGACCGAAACCATGTTCCATATCAAGATTTCGCCAGAAGAGGCAAAAGACTTACAGCTTGTGTCTGATGTGACAGCTATCGTAGAGAAGAAAATGTCTTAGCGACTTTCGCAGCCAAAAGAAAAATCTCAGCACATACATTCATCTCCTGTTTTATCTATAGATATGGCAAAGAATATTTTACTTACATCTGGTTCAATCCTTGCTGGCAACCCGGTTACTTTTACCATCTCGCCGTCAGTTCCAGATAATACACCTTCTTTTCATCGTGTCGTCGTAGAGGTCATGTTCGACAATGACGGCAGCTATGATGTCATACAACTCCATGAGCCTGTCACCAAAGAGGGCACTGATGTATCGCTTGATGTATCGTCAGCTCTCCGTGCGGCACTCGACTCCTACGAATATACTCCCGAGCCGACAACCTATCCTTTCGTGAGCTGGTACGTCCATGCCTACGATGAATATATGGATAGCAATGGTGAGATACATACCAATGTAGGCGAGGTGTTTTATCCTCAAAACCCCGACGAAACCGGCAATACGAACCTTCGCAGCATAGCGGGTGCTTTCTCTGATATGGTGCGCCTTCTGTCTGGACTCAGCAAGGGAGTCGTTTCGTTTACCCGAAAGCCGAACACATTGCCGCAACCCGTCGTTGTGGGTGACACCTTTATTTATACTCCATCATACGAGACAGAACAACTGCTCAGTAACAGTCCGACCCTGGTTCCTCCCACGTCTGTCTCTAAGGAGATTACGCAGGAAGGACTACAGACCGTCGGTACTCACCAACTTTATGCGCTGCCTGCTACAGAGGCGAGCAACCGTTACACCATACGCTTCATCAATCTGTTTGGTGTACTTGAGAATGTCAGTCTGCCGAAAGCCTACAGCCGTAAGATGGCGCTTACAACAGAATCGTATATTGTGGCAAAGCAGGAGACGTTCAACTCCTTCTCTCGTGCGTCGGTCAAGAAACAGAATGATCAAGAAACTTGGAATCTCACTACTGACCCGCTCGACGAGAATTGGCTCGACTGGTATCTGCACGAGTTTGCCATGAGCAAACACGCATGGATTTTATTGCACGGCATTTGGATTCCATGCACCATTCTTTTGGAAGACGAGACCACTATCCAGGATGACACTAATACCAACATGTATGCTTTGTCGTTTAAAGTAGTGATCGATATTAATGGTTCACTTCTACTCTGATAGAATACTTTTTTCTTAGTTTATGTCTGGCGAAGGTCATCGACTTTAGGGCTGTGTCCTTCGTTTTTTTTGTATCTATGTGTCACCCTCCCGCGCCATGCTTTGTCCCTATCAAGAAACGTGTTTTCGGTAACTTTGCTACATCTAAAAATAAATAATCAAAAATCATCATGGCAACAGAAGTCAAAATTACGAATTATTGGATTTCGAGCAGTGCGCTCTATATCCAACTCAACGCAATGGGTGAGCCTAACTACATCCAGTGTAGCGTGGCGAGTGGTGCTTCTATTCTATGCTATATGCAGGACATTGAGGGTCTGGGCTACGATGCCGGGCACAACTATCAGCGTTGGCCGTTAGTGGCTTATCCCTCTCTCTTTCCTGATGCAAAGGCTAAGTATGTTTACGTAGCCATTCCGCGCGTCAGCAATGGCGTCAACGGTACGGCAATGGTGGTATTCCCCAGCGAGCGCATTGACATCTACGGTAAGTCTATTGCATCTCCGGACAAGCAGGTGGGCAACGAGGACTATTACTATGTGTATCTGCAAGGAGAAATCTCTGAGGTCCTGACCAAAAATGTAGGTAAGGATGAGAACGATCAGGACATCATAGAAAAGTATCGTGAGTGGACTCTCACTGTGGAATACGGTTCTCTTGCCACCGACGAAGCGATAGCTTCCGGCGGCGAGGGTCAGTGGTGGAGATATGAGTCAGTACACGACACCATCAAGTTCCTGAAGATCATCTCTGTGGCAGCATTTACTACGCTCAAGGCAGCGACAGCCACTATCGCCACCCTTTTCTTGAACGGACATAAAATCGTTGGCGTAGCGACAGAAAACACCGATGATACGTCAGCCAACAAAGTGGTTACTCCTGAGTTCCTTGGGCAGTTTGGTGTACGCCATTTCTTATCCAAAGAGAATGATGACACGGTAAACGGCATGATTACCTTTATCAAAGGACTGGTGAGCGAGGCTTTAGTAAAGCTGAACAGAGGTGCTTACTTTGGTAAGGGAGGAGCGTTGATAGACGAGGCAGGACGTGCCATCTTGGAGTCGTTACAGTCCATCGACTACGACAACGAAGCAGAGCAGGGTTTCGCTGTTAAGAAGGATAACGGAAAATATCACGCCTTCGTTACGAACCTCACCATCTGGGGCAAGGCGATATTCCACGAATTAGATGTACGCAAGCTGTCTTATTCGGGAGGCAACTTCTATTTATCTGGAGCTGGTAGCAAGCTTATCAAAGTTGTGCCTGTCAAGGAATCGGTATCTGCTGACGGTGTGATCTCTTGGGTAGAAACAACTGCGGATGATGCAGAATGCGCTGGCTGGAAATGCTATCTCTTAGCTGACAACGGAACTACTGCCACGATGAACTACTGGCAGGAGGGCGACCAAGTGCGCTGTCAGACTATTGGCGAGATTGTGGCTGGTGGAGCATATAGTGATACAAGTAATAAGAGTTACTGGCGTACTATTCCTGATGGTGGCGTATCTACGCAAAATGAGAAGATATACGGCACTAAAACGGAGACTTATCTTGACGAAGCTGGTAAGGAGCAGACGAGAGAAGAACAGGTGGAATTGTACGATGGTCAGGCGTTTGCTTGGATTGTCGTTGGCAAGCATTCCGAAGGCTTAGACGGATATACAGAGAAGAATGCGCCTGTTGAGATAAAGGGAGACCCTGCTGAGGGCGACACAATCGTGCTGGACGGCAACAGACATCGTAATGGCAATCTTGAGTACGACAAGACGGACAGGCAGAACGTGATTATCCTTGAGACAACTGGCGACTATGCTCCTCGTATCGCTTGCTATGCTAATATCTCTGAGTACAAGCATACTATCACAAAAAGCGTAAATGGCGAGAACAAAGAAGTATCTCTGTCGGTATTCGAGACTTCACCGAAGGGTGGAACGAAAATCAATTCCTCACACTTTGAATTGATTTCGGATGACGGCAGTACTATTAATATCATCAATTATAGAGGTGACTGGGTAGAAGGAAATACCTATCATAAGAACGACCAAGTAAATCACAATAATGCCGTTTGGGTGTGTGTTGCCAATTCAGAGGAGGACGTAACAGGTGAGCCTTCTGACGGCTCGACACAATGGAAAAAAGTTCTATCTGGAAGCAAAGGCGAGAAGGGAGACAAGGGCGAGGACGGCGTGGCTTATCAGATAATGATAACGAGCGATACGGGCACGGTGATGATTAACGGTTCGGGCGAAATGACGCTGAAGGCAACGCTGCTACGCAATGGCGAGGACATAAGCGACACCGTGGGCAACAGCTCATGGTCGTGGTGGCGACAATCGGCTGATGCCGAAGATGATGCTGTATGGAATAAGCTGCATGAGGGGATTGGCCGGAACTGTCTTATAACACGTGACGACGTAGACAGACAGGCACAATTCGGATGTAGTGTGTGCGTATCAGATACAAAGACTATTAATAGTAACATATAATAATATTAAAACAAACAAACGATTATGGCAAAAGTATTAGCTAATGGTCAGATTACTATCGTTGACCTCAATGACGGCAAGGCCGTTCAGTGTTTTACACAATGCTCTAAGGGCGAGACTCAGATTTACACCCCCGACACGGGTGTGTACACTCCGAACTACTCGTCGAGTGAACCAAACGTGATAACAGCCCGTGTATATGTGACGGGCAGTGCTACAGACCAGGCTCCGACCTCGGCTTGTACGGGATGGTCGTGGAAGTTGGATGGTGTGGCTGCCACTCCTGTGAGCGGCAAGTCGTATCAGCTTAACCTCGCCAGCAACATCGACAAGAACGGCAGCGTGAAGAACATCGAGTGGTCGTGCAAATATACTGACCCCGAAACTAAGGCTACGACAACGTGTATCGGCTACAAGACCATTTCGCTGGCTAAGAGTGGCGGTGCGCTTCAGACGGTGCAGATTGAGACTCCCGACGGCAACACGTTCGACTCGACCAACAACAGCAATAAGCTGCGTGCTATAGCCAAGTTCTTCCGTGGCAACGTGCAGGACACCACCATGACATCAATGACTTGGGAGGTGCTGAATATCAGTGCAGGAACATGGGACGCCGTGGCTTCGGGCAACGTGAGCACTTCGGGCGGCGTGAGCACTCTGAACGTGAGCGCCAATGACGTGCTTAACTTCCAGACTTTCCGCTGTACGGTGAAGGACGGTGCTGATACGGCCAGCGCTATCATCACGTTCTTCGATGCGAGCGACCCGTACGTGGTGGAGGTGTATTCGCTGACCGGCGACAAGATAGTGAACGGTGCGCAGTCGACGGAGCTTTACGCCCGACTCTGGAAAGACGGCAAGGTAGTGGAGGATGGTGCAGCGGTGAAGGCAGACAGCAACCATGCCTCGAACTACATCTACAAATGGACGAAGTACAATGCCAGCGGTGTAGCCACGAACTGGAACGGTACATCAAGTGCGGTGAATGCTTCGAACAAGCCTTACGTCACGGTGGCCAACGCTGACGTGGCAGTGAGAGGCACGTTTACTTGTGAGGTGTCTAAATAAGGGCACCTCACCCTTATTTTTTATTAATTAAAAAAATGAAAGAGTATGGCAGTATTATTGGCGAGGGGCCAGATAACGATAGCGGCGATAAAGGATGGTAAGGACGGTGCGCAGGGCAAGCCTGGCAAGGATGCCGTTTCTATTATTGTCGAAGACGCTCCGCTCGTTTTTGACACAGATGATAGTGGAATTGTACCTGTTAGCATATCAAAGGTTGCGAAGGTAAAGATAATGAAGGGTAACCTGAATATCTCTAATGAATGCAGCAATATTAACTTAAGAGATGATTTGTGCGTAAATTGCAAATGTGGTGCAATACAGAAGGATGGATATATCGAAGTATCTGTATCAGGCAGTAATATTGCAAAGAACGACGTGGTTATTGATGGTATAAATCAAGGACAGATTTCTGCAACATCAGGCTATGCGGTCGCACAATTTGTTTACACTGGTGTTCTCTATTTTGCGCAAGTTCCATTCTCGGTGAACGTGTCGAAGTATATGGGTAGTGTAAAGGTTACGGCAAAGCAGTATCAGTCGCAATTTAAGGCATTGGAGAACGACCTCAAAGGAAGCAATCCTACCGTTCTCAAAGCTTACACATCTACTATCAAGCAGGCGGCAAGAGAAATCTCACTCTCGGTGAGTGAAAAGTCTATTGGAAGAAGAAACCTTCTCGTGGGTAGCGCGTTTTTGCGTGAGGATAATAACTGTACTATATCCAAAGACGCAAGAATCGCAATAAATTCGGGCTATCAAGGTACGAATTGTATTCATGTCATTGACGCGACAGAAGCAGGAAATCCGCATTATGTGGGCGCATATTGGGACGGCGCACAAGGTGGAAGAAGCATCAAGATAGAAAAGGGTAAAAAATACACAATGTCATGCTTTTATAAGACCAATGATATTAACGGAGAGTTCTGGCTTGAAGCTATCTATACTGATAAGCAAGAAAATGCAACAAGAAAAGGACAAGCAAAGTATCTTTCACCAAATGGGCATACTGTTAAAAAGGTCAATGAATGGGAATTGTTTACAACGGTTGTAGATACAACAGATGCGGAATACGATTATATTGCATTCAACTTTTGGGAAGCATGTAATGTCATCGCAGGACAGATTAATGCGTGGATTTGCCGTCCGATGGTAGAAGAAGGTGATACTTACAACGGCTGGACGCTATCGCAAAACGATTATGACTATGTGGGAGGAAACCTTTTGGAGGACACGATGGCACTGACCAGATCGTCTGACAACAGCAATCTTCAGTTTGCCAGCGGACTGATTTTGTTTGGTAAATACGAAGGCTGCTACGGTATATTGTACAACAAAAACAACTCGGCAGAGTCTCTGTTCACAGAAGCCTTGCAATATAAATTTCCAACAACGGATCCCCTTTCTGGGCAGGCGAGAATAGTAAAGAATCAGGACTATGTGTTCTCCTTCGTTGCCAAGGGCAGCGGGAACATCAACGTTTATCTATATGGAGACAGCGTACATGCAAATGTATATACAGAAACCTGCGAAGGAAACGAATATACGGACGGCAGGGCTGACGGACACACACAGCTCGCACTCACCTCGACCTTTAAGCGGTACTGGGTGCATTGGCGAATAGAGGACTATACTGGCGAGGGAGCAGAGGTAATTCCAGACAAGGTGCTGATACGTGTTCCAGACGATACTGAAGCTTGGGTGACAAAGCCGAAACTGGAGGAAGGCGCACAACTTACTGATTATACAGAACGGAAGACCGACCTCATCGACAGAGCCACAGCAAAGGCGGCAGGACTTGAGATTACGTCGAGAGGAGTAACTCTGTATGGCGAGAAAATCAAGGTGGAGAACACGCTCTCTACCGGTCAGACAACGACAGCCGCTCTCTTTAAAGACGGAGCCATCAATGCGGCTCTGATACTGGCGCAGATGCTTACATCGCAAGGACACAACGGACAGATGGTAAGGATAGCCGATGGCCTTATAAATATCTACGGCAAGGCAGGAACTGCAAACATCCGCTTCGGTCTGAACAGTTCGGGACTGGCCGTGCTGTCGTACTACGACGACAACGGAAACTTTCTCTACGACCTCGGTCCTGCTGGTGTCGCCTCGCTCAGCAAGACCGACGCAAAGATAACTTCTGAGCAATATATCAAAGCAGAGGATGCAGGACTGACGACTCCGCTCGGAGAGAATGTAGATCTTCCGTGGGTTGACACAACGAAGTCGTGGTACACGGCAACGGAGGACAACAACTACATTCTTTTCGTTAAGGGTGCGACGGGTAAAACGACAACCCTGTATCGTTACTCAGCACCAAGAGTGAACGGAAAGATAGTAGCCGACTCGGCCAACGGATTGAGTACCTACGACCTTGCGAGTGCAGCCGACGGAAGGACGTTTACGAGCCGCACAATGGTGAAGAATGGTGCGCTGACAAATCTTGCGGATGGCGTGTTCCTCACTGGGGATGTCACTGTCTACGACAACACAAAGCTGGTGCCTTCCATCAAGAAGGGACAGAGCGTGACAAGGCCATCCTTCTATGTACAGACAGCTTCCTTTAACGCAAAGTTCACGACACTCGGATCGTTCAGAAGAATCTATTCAATACAGACAGAAATCACTGTCGGTAATTTTGACGTAGGAATAATGAGCAATAATTACTAAACGAATATGATAACATATAAGGAACTGTATGCTACGCCTTTGGAAACGAAGGTTGCGACATGGAAAAATAATGAGGTGCGTCTTGCTGTGAACGAACGCAAGACAGAAGACGGTGAGTATCTGTATGACTGCGTGCTGCTCGATATGAATACCGATGCGGAGCCTACTGAAGAACAGCTGGCAGAGGCTCTGAGAAACAAGTGCATCGAGCAGATAACGGAGTACGATAAGAGCGCAGAGGTAAATACGTTTTATCTCAACGACGAGGCTCACTGGCTCGACTTCGAGACAAGAGATAGGGTATATCAGGGCAATGAGCGACTGAGACGAATGGGGAGAACGGAAACGACCCTGTGGCTCGACGGCGAGTGCTATACCCTGCCTATTGACACAGCTCAAGACCTCATCAGTAAGATAGAAGTCTATGCTAAAGACTGCTACAATGTTACGCAGACCCATCTTGACAAGGTTGCGGAGTTACAGACGATAGACGCATTGATAGCTTATGATATTACGGCAGGTTATCCCGAAAAAGTACGACTAACAATTTAATTTTATAGCTATATGAAGAAAATCGTTAAAGGTAATGACTTCACGCAGAGGATTCCAGTGGCGAAGATGGTGGAGGGGCAAGCACAGCCTTTCCCCTGCCAGCCTTTGACTACGCATATAACACAATTCTTACGTTAGGTGGTGAAGAACAGCGTGGTTTCATTATGTCGATAGGACAGGAATTAGTACATGTAGCTAACCTTGAGACTATCAAGGAAATTCTGACGGAATTGTTTGATGCAAGCACAGCCACAGCCTATGAAACTTTCGTTAAGAAAACCATTAGATGGACTTCAACGCAGGGTAGTGCCACGTTTGTTGTTTACTGCGCGTATCAGATTGGCACCAACAGAAAGCCCGTCGCCTACTCGTTTTCTGTATGTCTACGCTTGCTGACCTATTTGCCTCTTTGAGAGAGAGTAGAATAAAAAGTAACTTTAAAAGAAAGGTAAAATTATGAAAAAAACAATTTCGTTTGTCAGTACGATTATTCCTGCTGACCAGTTTTTAAAAAAATATGAAATCGGTAGTTCAGACAAGAGTGAAACAATCACCATCTACCATCTTGGCGAGGTGTTGGATAGCGAGATAGGAGCTTATCGGTGTTATGAATGTAGCATCCCGACATCGCTATTCGATGAGGACGAGGTGAAGGCTGCTTACGCTAAATTCGATGAAAGAGTAAAGGCGGCAGAATTGGCTTATGCCATCTCAAAGAAGGAGGAAGAGATAACAGCCTACGACACCTCAGACAAGGTAAACGGCTTTATTTTAAACGGTATGCTTATTTCATGGAACACGGATGACCCTAATTCTCCTAACGTCGAAAAGCGCATGGGCTTACGACAGAATATTGCTGACAAGGTTGCGCTTGGCGAGGAAAATATCGCTATATGGCTAAAAGGTGTATCTTTTACTATGCCATGTGCGCAAGCCGAAGTACTCATGCGAAGCATCGAAAACTATGCTTACGAGTGTTTTAACGTTACGGCGAGCCATAAGCAAGCAGTCAGTCAGCTGACGACCATCGAGGAGGTGGAAGCCTACGACTACAAGGCAGGCTACCCGAAGATGCTTGAGATGCGTGTATAATATCATTTTCCTGATGCCGGGAAAATGATAACCATATTATTGACCTCAATAAAATGGTCAGTATTCCATAAACCCATTAATATAAAAGATTATGTGTATATTAAGTATTATTTCGTTTCTCCTCTTGGGAGGATTCCTTCTTCTGTCGTTTATGCGCTTCGGAGCACCCGACATGATAAGCGACATTTACTATCAGTTGCAGAACTGCACGGGCAGCGAGGTGATAGGCAACAAGACGAAGCACAACTATGGACTTCTCTTCACCTTTATCATGTTCTTCACAGCCATCGCCATGATGGTATGTATGCTCGACACGGGCAAGGGCATTCAGTGCCTCGCCTTCATAGGTTGCGCAGGACTGATGTTTGTCGGTGCGGCACCCAACTATCTCGATGCCGACGCCCTTCCTGTCCATAAGGGAGGAGCCATCGTAGCCGCCATCGGATGTGTAGGTTGGAGTCTGTCCGTATGCTGGATGATGACACTCATCGTACTGGCAGAGTACCTTCTCTGCCTCTACATCTTCGACCGCAGGGCATCATACTACAAACCCTGGTATTGGGCAGAGATGGCGGGCTTCATTGACGTATATTTCACTTATTGGCTCTGCGTATGAAGACATTTCTCCGAAACCTCATCACCCTCAACAAGCGCGACCTCATCGGTCTCGCCTGTTGGCTGTTTGTCAGTATATTTGTAGGTCCGCTTGCTTTGCCTGTAATGATATGTAGAGAGGTATATCAATACAAACACTATCATTTGGCAAAGTTCGAGTGGGAGGATATTGTGCGATACACCCTCGTCATCATCCTGGGAAGCATCATCAACAGCATTGTCTTTGCTTATGTCTTGAAGATGAATCATATTGTCGCGCTTTGTTGATTGCGGTAGAACTCGTTTCCATTTTTTCCTTTTATTTCTTAGGAAATAATTGGAAACGAAAAAATTTGGTCGTTTCAAGAAAAAACATATAAAACAATCCCTGCCATTCTCACGAATAGCAGGGATCCATACTTTTAATTTTAGATTATGACTCTCTATTTGAAACTTCGAGTCACATTATAGCACTGCAAAGGTAAGCAAAGTTTGCGAAACATGCAAACTTTCACCCATATATCTTTAATATTCCAACATACCGCCTTCCATAAAGCCCGTATAAGTCAGGTCCACATTCCTCGCATAGTCGCCATTCTTCTCCTTCAGCAAGCCGATGTGCAGTTCCACCTTATACTTCTTGCGGTCGTATTGATCCTTCTCGCCCAGATCAGTGAACTTCACCCAGGCATCCTTCACGATACCATGGCTGTCTTTATCAGCACTCAGCGAAGCCTTCTCTACCTGCCAGGGGTTGCCCTCCTCGAAGCCCCTTACGTAGGCAATAGCACTCGTCAACTGATAGCTGCCCGTCCATTTGCCGTATCCTGGGTCGTTATCCATACCCACGTATATCTGCCAATCGTCAGTAGCCTCATTTCCGCTCTTAGCCTCGCTGAACATCGCGAAACTCCATTTATCGTACTGCATACCAGCGATAGGGTAAGTCGCCATAGCTGCCACCAACTTGCTTTCCACGGGAACGTATGTAGGCACATCCTCGTCCTCGTTTCCGTCGTCCACTCCAGTGCCGTCACTGCTGCTTCCGCATCCGCACACCGTTGCAGCCATCATCAAGGCACACACCACAGCCATGAACCACTTTTTGCCGTTCACGGCTAAACATTCATTCACTTTTTTCATAAGCTAAAAGTTTAAAAGTTAATATTATAAAGATTTTGAAATATTTATCCCCCATTTTGTTTGAACTATGTCCGATGTTTCACGCACGTTTTTCGTACCTTTATAGGTGGAAAGTTCGAGGTGTCGGACTGGATGCGGAATCAATAAGCAACCGGTAAGGTAGCAGTAAGGACGCAGTGAAGACGTTTTTCGGTCGTTTTCGGTCATTTTCGGTCGTTTTCTTATCGAATGTTTCACGGATTTTCGGTTGTCCGTCCATGCCCACGTTTTCCAGCAGATTTTTTTTACACCTTAACCCAATGTCAGTATGGCAAAAGTAAAATTCTCGACTGATATTCAGTCAATCTCAGGTAAGTTATGCTCCAAGTAGGGCGTGATTTACAGTGTTAATCAGCAGACGGGAAGGACCTATCGTTCCGACCGCCACGGTTATTCCGACCCTAAAACCGAGGTTCAGCAGACGATCCGTGCCACATTCAAAAAGAAATCGCAGTTTGCCTCGTCTTGGTGGAAGCAGAACCGCCCGTCTGCAACGTCGGCGAAGGGCACGGAGGCTTACCTCGCTGTGATGAAGGCCTACAAGGCGCAGCACAAAATCGGCAACCCTTACAGCTTCATGCGCTCCCTCGTGACCGATGACCTCAAGATCCTCCTTGCCGGCAACGACCTCACGGGTGGCGTGAAGCCAGGCGGCTCCACCACTGAAGGCGGCGGTCAGAAGCCTGGCGGCGAGCTGGAGTCTTAAAGGCTGGCTTGCACACAAAGGCCTTAACATTTCCCACGGCAGGCATACGGCTTGCCGTGGGATTTTTATTCTTCGGGCAGGAGCATTACACCGACACGAACCTTTGCACCACAATGAGGACAGAAAGCGGTGGTGTTGATAGTAGGCTGTGCATCGCTCGAATCGCCTATTGGATAGAATAAATCAGTGATGTCGCAATCCAGTTTCTCGCAAAGGTCTTCCAAACGTTTTATTGTAGGGTTGCCTTTGATGTAATTCTGAATGATATTCTGCGTCTTTAGGTCGAACTTCTGACAGAAAGACGTAATGGTGTAACCGCGCTCTTTTATGGCGCGACGAATGTCTATTTTCGTTCTCATGTTTATATTAGTATTGTTTTGGCTGCAAAGTTAATACATATATTTGTATTTTGCAAGTTTTTCTGAAAAATAATTATTATATACGTTTATTTCTGTTCAAAAGAGTATAGTTTTATCTGTTCGCAGAGTTTTCTTTTGTATTTTTTTTTGAAAAAAAGAGAGGCATATCATCTATTTTTATTGTATCTGAATTATTATTTTACCCCTATAAATAGTTAATAATCAATGTCTTAACTAAAAATCACTCCTGTAAAAGCCATCCCAAGAGGAACACCAAAATAATTGATAATTAGAGCAATCGCATCCTGCAAACTTCCCTTGCAACTTCGATTCACAGGCGAGAGCGCCGCCGCACTGGAGAGCCTTGCGTGCACCCGTCTACGTGTCCGGCTGTGAATATGCGGGCGATGATGCCAGGATGTACCACCAGCCACTACCAGCCATCAGAACCGCAACGGCCCTATATATAATAAGGTATGCAATTATATCTATTTGCAAATAAATGTAAACAAATTATATATATTTGTTTAAGGAGGTTAAAAATAAATGTATTTGATAACTTTTTAATCGAAAAATTTGGCTATTACAATTATATGTAGTACTTTTGCAACTGTAAATAAGAAACAAATAACAATTTAGATCGGGGGGCAACCGTTAAAAATTCCGCATTAAAAAAATGAATAAGAAACAAACAAAAGTTTTGATTGCGCTTGCAGCTATTGCAATGTCTAACAAAGAAGGCTTTACCGTTAGCGCTGCGAACCTGCAGCCAGTAACGACTGGGTACGCTGTAGCCGTTGCAGATACACAAAACTCTTTCGGCTTGGAAGGTCTTGCGAACGTTGTTAAATATGTTTTTGAGCATTCAAATGTAAACGCTTTCGGCGGCTGGTACAATAGCGACAATAACCAATTTTATTTTGATGCAACCGTTGTCGTTGACGATTTGCAAACCGCACAAGATCTTGGACGTTATAACAATCAGATAGCTCTTTTTGATCTGTCGAACATGAAAGAAATAAAACTTTAAACAAGAACCAGGACCGGCGCCGCCGGTCCTTACTTCAAATAATTTTTTAATAAATAAAATTATGAGACAAATAGATAAATTACATAGCTTTATAAAGAATCCACTTATTTATGGAATCCGTAAAAATTCACGCGTGTATAAATGTTTATGCGATATTGCTTGTAATGGTATAGCGACAACCGGTTATAGCGACAGAAATACAAAACATATCGAAACGTGGAATGTTATGCGTATTTTAAAGCGCTTGGGTGTTGCGTGTGGCTCTATGAATGTAGCCCCGCGCGGTGGTGCGTGTGGTGAACGTGTTTTTTTAAACGGCAAAGTTAGGAAAGATTGCATAACGAATTATGAAAAGTTTAGAACGAATTTTTTGCACGATCAGCCAAATAAAAACGATTTCGACTCTGTAGATGCTTTTATAGCAAGTTTGCAAAAATAGAATTAACCAGGGACCGGCGGCGCCGGTCCTTCATCTAACAACTAAAAAAAATATATAGATTATGAAGACAAATTTTGTAAATAATTCAGTAAAGGCCGCCAAGCGTGCCGCCTTCCTTCTTTCTATCCTCGTTGTTATCGTCCTAACTGTTTCCGTTATGTTAGGTTGTATCTATCTTCTTGCTTCTTTAATAAACGCGTTTGATATTGCCAGTATCGCCGCGCGTGTCGTTCTCGCTTGAAGTGACAATGAATATCGGCCAAAACGCCTTGGCAGTGTTGGCCCGTCTTTTTCCTGGCTTTTTCCAGGTCGCCGTCCTGCGTTTGAGCTCTGCAGTTTTTTGGCTCGTACGTTATGCGGTTTTAAATAAATATCTAACAATAACAAAAATACTTTAATATTATGATTTATAACAAGGAAACAAACGGCGTAAAATTTACGTTTGTTTGCGAGTCTTGGCGTACTCGTAACAGTTGGGGGCACGAAGTAACATTATATAAAAATGATACGTTTAAAGTTGCCCGGGCAAAGATACGTTATTATAACAGAACATGGGAAAGTTACCTATATCAAAGCGCAATAAAAAACGTTATTATTGACGTACTCGAGAAAATTAAGGCGGCCGCAAAGAAGGCGTTTTTAACTTTGCATAACTACAAAGTTATGACCAAAAAACGCGCCGCGGCCTTCCTTGAGTTCTTGAATCAAGATAATACATATAATATGTATAATGAATTATATCGGATGTTTTAACCGTTCACGGGACGGGCTGCAGGTTTGCAGCCCGTTTTTTTCGTTCCTGGTGCGCCTCAATGCTGCCAGGTGTGGAGTATTGCCTCCGTGCACCCTTTGCGCCTTCCTGGTGCTTTCCTGGTGCCTCACTCCGTCATATTATACATATTATAGTATATCACAGATTTTAGAGTTTTTGCAGCGGTGCCCCACTCCTGGCAGCTCGTTATAGACTTTATAGCATATCACAGAGATGAGGGAATTGTGAACAAATGTAAATAATACCTATTACAAATACATACAATTACATACAAACGTTAAAAACAAATATATTTGATAACTTTTTAATCGAAAAGTTTGGCTATTACAATTATATGTAGTACTTTTGCAAATGTAAACAAAAACAAATAATAATTTAGATCTGGCGGCAACAGCAATTCGGCTTATAGATTATGGCACGTATCACTAAAAAACAGGAGTTCGACGAGCTCTCAAAGTTCGGCTGCGCTTTCCTTCAGACAAACAATTATGGCGGTTATTGCATCGTTATAGACGATGGCGGGGAAGGGGTATTGTGGCGCGACTGCACCAGCAGAAACGAGCACACGGCACAACGATGGCAGCGCATCAAATACACTTGCTCGCGTGATCCTGAAGCTGAATGCCGTCCGTATTTTACCATATACGGAACGCATTATTATCTGAACGACTTCATGCGCTGCGTTTAAACCATACGGGGGAGACTCCGGTCTCCCTATTATAGACTACATATAAAATCACTAACATAAAAAATACTTTAGATTATGAGTACACCTAATTTTGCATTAAAAAACGCCTCACGTTATTTCGTTTTCGGTATGCCTGTTTATTACACACAGCAGGAAATTGACGAGCGCGAACTCGACCAGGACCTTTTAGGCGAGTATGATGAACTGGACACGGAGGCTTATTATGAAGCCGACAAAGAGAATGTGGCTTGTGAGTTGAAGGCAAAGGGATGGAACGATATAGAGGAATGCGACGGGGATCGCTATTACCCTACAACTCTATTTTCAGAAAAGACTAAAACTTTCTGGTTTGGCAGTACGTCTATAGATATTACTATACAGGCCGGCTGCACGTCTGGCTATTACGAGGCAGCTAATTTTGACTGGTTCGCGAAAGTGAAGGTTTGTGGCATGATAGACGGCTATATCGAGACGTTTGAGTATGAGCACGACGAGCTGGAGGCCGACGACGTGATCCGCGACAACTGGTACGACAATAAGGGGCTCAGTAAGATTCACGCCGCGCACATTATCCGCAAGATCGAGGCCGTTATAGACGAACTGAAAAACGAGGCTGAAATGGCCTTCTCGATGTATTGCGACGAGGAAATGTATCGCGCCTATCTTTGCTCCAATGGCGAGGCCGGCTATGGCAGAACGGACAAGCGCCTTTGGCAGGAAGTGGAAGAGCAGAAGAAGAAAATCGCATAAATTTATATCATCATGGCACAGAATATCACAATATCACGCACAACGGGCACACGTGCCCTTCTGACGGCTTTATTTGCCGTTATCGTATTACTCGCCACTCGCATGGCCAAGAACGCCCTGGCAGCCCTGAAAACGGCCTGCCAGTGGCTCCAAACCAAGCACAACTTTTATGGCCAGGATGGCGACCCCATCAAATGCACCGGCTGGCAGTTTGTCGGCTACAACATCATTGCAGCTGTAGTGGCAATATTGCTCTGCATCGAGTATTAATAACGCCTTATTATAGGCAGATAAAAATATCACAGACTTTTAATATTTTTAGATTATGGCACAGATAGTATTATACAACGTTAGTAACGACGAGAAGTATTTTCCACAGCGTCGAGACATGTTCAACGAGGCACGATGGAACGAGGCAAAACGCCTCTTTGCCCAGGTGCTCAAACAGCACAGCAAGGAGGCAGGGCGCCGCTCGTCTCGCTTCCTTCAGGACAGGATGGTAGGCGGGGACTTTCCTGCACCGGCTGGAGGCTATCACAACGGCATTACATGTATAGCCAACGGCGGCGAGCACAGCCAGCAGCGGGGCGAGTTTACGGTGTACGATATTATAGGCAGCTCGTATATTTACGAGGCTTCCACGGGCGATCTGTGTATTGCCAACATCCCGGAGGAAGGAGAAACGGAGTATTACCGTATAGCCGTATTATCTTACTAATCATCATTCACGGGCTGCACCTGGCAGCAGGGCAGCTCCCTATTATAGAACATATAAAAAATTGAGAATATTATGTATAAGATATTTGTTGAAGCGAAAAATTTGATTTGTAGCGATGACCATGTATGGCTGTGGAAGTCTGAAAGCCTGGATGGCGTTCGTCATTTTGCCACCCAAGAGGATGCGCAGAAGTATATAGATTTTCTCCATCAGTTGAGCCGTGAGAAGGGCTGGAAAGAGGAGCTCTATAGCATCGGTACGGAGGCGGACTTTATGGCGGCTGCAAAAAAGCATGAAGCCGACAAGAAGGCCAACGAAGTGAAGGAGTATTGCAAGCATGCGGACGCATTGATAGAGCGCAGACGACTTGAAATAAAGGCCCTGGACGGACTGGCAGAGGTGTGCCGAAAGTTTGACGGCAAGGTGCTGAATAAACGCTTCCATGATGCCGTGAAGGAGGCTACCGGCTTTGTGTGTCAATTTGGACTATATAGTTTTGATTTTTTTTACACAAAACAATGTAATGGTGTTTGGAGTAGTTTTAATTTTTCCATTTCAGTAGACTGGAGCCACGGCACCAATCGTTATACAGGAAAAAAGAAGGAGGTGAATCCGAATGAATGGCAGTGGAACACAGGCGACCGTCTGGAGGCAGAAAAAGCCATTGTTGTTATAGAGCTTTGCAAAAACGGACGACTTGCCAAAATCGAGAACCTCAAGGCATCAAAAAGGAAGTATGCAGCCTATCTGCGTCTGGCACGAAAAGCAGAGGCAATTATGAAGGAGATGGAAGGCTACGACTACGAGATTCGCGAGTTTGCCAAGGAGGCGGCGTTAAGCCAGTATAGCCACCACTCCTACTTCTGGAAGGGTTATTAAATCATCATCACGGGCTGCGCTGGCAGCAGGGCAGCCCTATTATAGAACATATAAAAAATTAGAAAAACATGGATAAGAAGGAATATATCGACGTATTGACCGAACAGGCAAACAAGCACAGCAGACCGCAGGAAATGGCACTCAGCGACTTCTGCGACTACCTTATAGAGTTCTTCAGCATTGACGCTTTTAAGGCTGGTACAACTGAATACAGGCAGCATGTTTTGAGCTGCACGAAGAAAAATCCTGACTTTGCCGGACTCGCCTTCCAGTGGCTCGACGATGTGGCAACAGCGATGGAGCGTGGCGAGTGGCTGGACGCGTTCGGCAACCTGTACGAGGAAATGTATCTGAGCCGTGGCAAGGCATCGAAGACAGGGCAGTTCTTCACGCCTCAGAGTGTGTCGGACATCATGGCACGGATTAGCACACTGGGAGCCGGGGATCATGGCAAGGTGAACGACTGCGCAGCAGGTAGCGGACGTTTGCTCCTGGCTCACTACATGGAGAAGAGCAAGCTGGACCATTCTGCCGGCCGTCGCTTCGAGTATGTGGCACAAGACAGCGATTCTATTGCTTGCAAGATGTGCGCCCTGAACTTTATGGTACATGGCATGTATGGCCGTGTGGAGTGTCGAGACACATTGCGCATGAATGAGCCGACCGTGGTGTACGTTATCAACGAAGTGAAATATCCGTTTAATACGCCTTATTATAGCGTGAGAAAAATATTAGCGAAGGAGAAGAAATAAGGTATCACTGGGGCATTTTCCCCCTATTATAGACAAATAAAAATATTACAATTATGGAGAAGATTTTTGTGAATGAGACTATAGGTATATTGCAAAGTTTCGTAGGCTTTTACGACTCCATCTGGAGTCCTAACGACACAATATATTATGAGTGTGAGGAAGAAGGGATAGAGGAAGACGTAGACTTCACCTTCGATTATAAGCAGTATCAGAACGACATCTGTAAGGCATACACCGAGGCGTGGAAATCATGGATGCAGGAATTTATCAGCGATGATATAGAGCTGGAGTTCTTAGAGGTAGTCAGTCCACGATACTACAATTTTGAAAATGATTCTTGTCGTGTAAAAGTTCGCTTGACACAGGCTGCGGAGGATGCTATTATAGCAAAGATAGGGAAACACCGCAATCAGTTGGACAAGTGGATAAAGAAGAACCACACAAGCTATGATGGCTTCTCTTCTAATCTATCCAACGACATCGATGAGTGGCCACGCCGCCTGTTCGATGATAACGAGACTTTCCAGCCTGCCTATCTTTTCTGTATGCTATATTATATAGTAAAGGCAGAATATATGTCTGTCGGAGGTAACGAAGATTTAGAATATGAAGTGTACGACTCTATATGTGGAGATATTTCTGTTACTTCGTACATGAAGGACATCAAAAAAACCGCTTAATGATATGAAAGCATCTAAAACAATTCATTCCTTCCTGCTTAGTGAGCAGGAAGGGCAGACGCTCCTCACGGCTCAGGAACGCCCCTGGAGCGTGTTGCAGGTTATACCCACCACTCCGGCAGACTTCAACCGCACGGTGGCAGCTCTCAAGCAGCGAGGCATGGTAGCCTATCACGATACCGACCGCACATTCTGCATCATCCACCTGGCAAGCGGCGACCACGACGGGAAGCATCCAGAACGGCACATTGCCATCACTCAGAACAACTACAAGCAGATCATCGAGGAGCTGAAGGACACGATGGCACAGGCGGCTGTGTGGTACGAGACGAATATCAAAAATCTATAAAATATTAAAGTTATGAGAATCCCAAAAGATATACCCAACGAATTGAAGCGTTTGATCAATGCTATATTGAAGCGTGATGGCGATTGCGAAAGTTGGCTTAATGGATATAATAGAAATCCATTTTGGTTCACCTGGTATGGCTTCCGAATGATTTGCGAACCGCTGTTCTGCAGCTATGGCTGCATAGGTTACGGCATCAATTATAGAGGTTACGAAATTCATGTAGACAATGAATTGTCACGGATTACAATTCTTGACGAATAGAATATCATAATCCAAGTATTTTTGTTTTTAGGCTGTTGGCGGTCCGTGAGGATAGCCGCAGCGCACCACTCCCCACGGTTGGCATGTGAGGGCTCGACACCCGAAGGAGTGACAAGGAGATACAGCAGACAACACGGAAAACAGAGGAAAAATCCGTGAAATCTGTGAAATATGACGTAAAAAATGTAAAGAAAATAATAAAAGTGCATTTTATTCTGAATAAAAGTCCTTTTTATTTTGGTAGTTACAAAAATTATCACTATCTTTGCATCAGAAAAATAAAGAAAACAATATTAATCATTAGAACAGGGCGGCAACCTATAAGCGGCAATTGAATTATGAAGACTTATAATAAAGCACAGTTCATCGAGAAGTTTGGCGACAAGAAGGCATCTATCGCATTTATGAAGCCTTTTGGCGTAAGCAATGTTTTAAACATTACAGATGTTGAGGACATCTGGAAACTTATAGAAATGCTCCCTGGCGAAGCTGTATTCGATGTTTATTCATTTTCGGCTGGCCTATCTAATAATAAGGTATTACAGAAGACCTTTAAGGAGGACGAGTTTGGATATTACGGAGAAAAGAGTCTTTATGATTATCGTAATCTCGAAGACAATGGCGACGACATCTTTGTTGCGCTTATCTGTGACTACGATAGACTTCTGAAGAGCATCGTTGCAAGCCAATATCCTTATAAGGTGACTGCGGAAATGATACGTCGCGCTCTGGGTAAGTCATGCTGCGCGATGCTTGAACTCCGTGAAAAGCAAGTGCGTGACATATATCTGCGCGTAGAGACTCCTTATTATAAGGGACGCGCGGATTTCGCCACACGTCAGGAGGCCAAGGAAGTTGTTGCCCAGGAAGTAAAGGAATATCAGTCTTACATACGTGGCGTTCTGCGCAGATGCAAGGAGATTGACACGAAGGGCCTATCGCTTGACGAAGGTGCGAAGATGTGGCTCAAGTATCAGAAGCAACTGAAGAAGGAGCAGGAGAAGGAGCAGAAGGCGAGAGAGAAAGCCGAGGAAAAGGCTCGCAAGGTTTACGAGGCAGAGCAGAAGCGTGTTAGTATGATGATTGACGGCTACTTCTCGGTATTTGGATTTATCGTATCAAATTTGCGCACGGGTGAAAATACCGGCAACATCTCTGGTCATATTGCCGACGAGAACAATATCGTCTGCGATGAGGAACGAGATTTCGATGGTTATTCTCGTCGCTGCAAGTTCGCAATGATACGCCGTTTTTTCACCCTGAACATCAAAAAGGGGTTCAGAGTTCGTAATGTAGGCGGTCTGATTACCTTCTATAAGGGCGAGTTCAACCGCCAAGGCATGAAAGTGGAATGGATAGAGCAGGGACGCTCTATAGCCGACATCACTAAGCGTACGGGCTACCTTGTACGAGGTGAGCACATCGAGGCAAAGAGTCTGCGTGAGGCTGTCCGCATCAACGAGGAGCACCGGGCCATGAAGCTGGCTCGCATATTGAGCAAGCGAAAGAGAGCTGAGAGACGCGAGGAAGAGAAGCAGAACGGCAGCCTGAAGATCACCTTCGCCGACTCTCTGAATGCTGGCAACTGTCGCCCTGGTACTCAGGAGTTCAAGAACAAGTACGAGGAAGCCATAGGCCATAAGGCAACCTCTATCTCAATAGCCGACCTCCGTAAGTACGCCAAGCAGTTTGGTGTTGAATATTATGCAGAACAGGCTATCGAGTATGCACTTAATCATTAACCCCTGCGCCTCCTTTATGGAGGTTTGGGGTAATCACAAAAAATATAGATCATTTAGCCCTCGACACGGACAAAAAAATTGACTGTATTATTAATAAATATTTAGAAAACAATCCTATTATGGCAGAACAGATTAGAGTATGGAAGTCGAAGAACCGACGCTCCACCTATATGCTTGTATATAAAGACGAGCTGACTGGGAGGCTGCGTGTCACCCGGATGGATGGCAGCAAATGCGACAACGAAAAGGGTATGATAAAGAGTTATAACATGTTCGGTGGTGGTCTTTGGGCAGCTTGCAGGGACATGGGCAACGATGTTGCTGAGATACGCGCTGCCGTAGATCGTGAGATAGTAGAGGAGACAGCAAAGCGAGAGCGCGAGGAGCTTCGCCTGAAAGCGGAAGCCGAAGCTAAAGCGAAGGCTTTACTGAAGGCTCAGGAGATTAGGGCTGCGCTTGCCGGCACGAAGGACAGTGTATGTGTCAAGCCTATTGAGGTGTTGCAGCGGTACGACCTCTTAGAGGAACATCTGGAACAGCTGAAGCCTGGTGAGTATGCCGTTTGCATCAACTATAAGAAGAAGGGCACGGTGGAGCTGCGCACGAAAGCACGAACGACCGACCATCTGAAGGTATTGGCAAAGGTGACGAAGGAGGAAAGAAACAGTAAAGCCGCTTTACATCGTTTTGCCGTGAAGGTGCGCGAAGCGTATCAGTCGGGCATTGTCATCATCGGAAAGACTCACGCCCTTCAGAGCTTCGGCAAGCGTATTGTGGACGCTGCCCTCTGTATCAAAGAGAGTAAAAATCTCTACTTTTCCTAGGCCGCGCCTCGAAGATATTACGACAAGAACACTTTGGTGTATTTAAAACTTGAACAGATAGAACAGAACGATAATTAATTGATTTATTATAGACAATATGGAAAAAGACAAAATCATTTACGATAAGCGTAAGGCCATGGGCGAGAGCATCCGCGCGATGCGTACCGCCCAGGGTTGGGAGCAGGAGCAGCTCGCCCAGATTGCGGGCATCTCTCTCTCAAACATTCGCAGTGTTGAAGCCGGCAAGTATGCCGTGAATATCGACGTACTAAACAAGATTGCAGGAGCACTTGGTGCGGAGCTGAGAATGGTGGAAAAGAGCCTTTAAAGGTAAAAAAGCGATTTAAAGGTAAAAAAGTAAAAAAGTAAAAAGGTAAAAAGAGCCTTCTTGCTGATTTCTAAAACAAAAAGTAAAACGAAAGAATATGGCAACAAAGAAAGTTTATCCGTTTATCCATGTTGGCAGCTTAGTCAACGGCGAGGAAGTAATGATTGACGCGCGTGAAGTATGTTTCTATTATCCCGCACCATCCGTAAAGAAGGCCGATGGAACACCGATTGCCTATGTGGTCGGCTTGCGGTCGGGCAAGGAGTTGACGCTATGTGCGGACGTTGACCAGGAGGTATATCCTGGAGAGGATCTTGTTACCCTGATTGACAGCGTGCTGTATAGTCACTTCTGGCATGACAACGAGGATTCTGCTCCAGACGAGGACGAGGAATAACATAACATTTTAATTTTTACGAAAGAATATGGCAAAAGAAAGATTTGAGTTGACATCGGGCAAGGATCTGATGTGGACAGTGACAGACAATGAGAACGGCATCGCGATTGATTTCCGCGAAGGTTTGTTTAACGAGAGCCAGGAGGTGAAGCTGATTGCTGAGTTCACTTATGGTGATGCTCCGAGAATGGCACGTATCATGCGCGAGATAGGCGACTGGATGGCAGAGAATCATTCGGAGGTGGCTCTTAGCGACTGGAAGGCTCGTCGCTCGGCAATCTGGAAGTTGAGCAACGAAAAATACTGGCTGGCGATGGCAGCAGCTACCAACAGCCTTCTGCTGTCGGACAAGGACGCAGAACACGCGGCTTGTATGTTGTGCGCCGAGGTGTGCGACTGGCTGGAAATGGAGAAGACTGTGGACCTGACGAGGGCCGAGGAGGAGAACCTGAAAGGCGTGTTGTCGGAACTGACGGACGCAGAGGCCTGGGAAGTGTTCAAAATCCTGCACGTCTTCTGGAACTACAAGGCTGACCAGGGCGATATGTTCCAATGGGCTTTGGATGTGACCTGGTGGCCTGCATGGTTGCCTGCGGATCTGAAAGAGTCTGAGACCGCAGATGATGATATTATAGACGAAAAATAAAATGAGGGAAATATGGAAATAATCAAGACTGAAAATTCAAGATCAGGTCGCCCTGCCATGGAGGGCAGGACACGAAAATATATCGTAGCCGATGATGTGCACGAGTGGATTCTCCAGCACGGAGGCGGAAAGTATATCACGGAGACTATGCGCACGATTATGGCAGTGCAGCAGGGGAACGAATAAAAAAATAGCAACAACATACTTTTAATTTAGATTTATAGCATTATGAAAAAAATAGAGAATTTCGACGATTATCGTGCGCTGGTGGACGTGGTGAAGATGCACGACTATAGATATTTCGGGCTGAACCGCCCGACCATCAGCGACGAGGAATATGACGCTATGTACTTTGCCCTGCAGGAGTACGAAGAGCAGCATCCCAACCAGGTATTGCCCGACTCGCCTACTCAGCAGTGCTACAGCGAGAACGGCAACGGCAAGCGCACCGTGGCACGTCGCACGGCTTGCCTCTCTATGAAGAAGTTGCATGATGCCAAGGAGGTGGTGAAATACCTGAGAGCACAGCAGCGGGCTGCCAACATCAGCTCTAAAGGCACGGAGGTGGCTGTAGAGTGGAAGTTTGACGGCGAGACCGTGAGCCTTGTTTATCGCCAGGGAGTGTTGGCAGAAGCCACCTACGGACACGGCAAAGAGCTGTTTGGCAACGACTGCCTGGACCATATCAAGCATGTGCAGGGCGTACCAGACAAGGTGGACGTATGGAGCCAGTACGACCGTATAGAGGTGAGAGGCGAGGTGATTATCTCGCTTGAGGAGTTTGCCCGTTATAGCAAGGCTGGAAAATCACCCCGTTCTACGAGCAACGGCATCATGGCGAAGAAAGTGGCTGTAAAGGACGAGTGCAGACGTTTTGAGTTTCATCCCTTCCGTCTTATTATGGATGGCGTGACAAGACACATGCCGGCGATGCAAGCCCTTGAGCGTAACGGTTTCAAGACTTCGGGCTTCGTGTCGGCTCTCAATCTTGAAAAGCCGGATGCCGAGCTGGAGCAGGACATCGAGAACATCGTGTGTGCTGCCGAGGTGGACCGCGCGGCGTTGCCATACCCTACTGACGGACTTGTATTCAAGTTTGACAACTACGACTATTACGACCGCATCGGCCATACTGACTATGACGCAAAGTATAACTGCGCGTTTAAGTTCCGTCCCGTATTCAAGGCCGTCACCACATATCGCGGCCATCATACCACGGTAGGCGAGAAGACCGGCAAAATAACATACGTTGCCGACTTTGACGAGGTAGAGATGAACGGACACCTTTTCGCCCATGCCAACTGTGGAAGCGAGAAGACCTTCAACCAGAAGGCCCTTGTGCCGGGCTGCAAGATAGAGGTCAGCTTGCACGGCGATGTGATTGTTTGCGTTGATGGTAAGGTGGAGGATGAGCCTGCGATTCATCAGAGCCAGGAACCGAAAGCAGAGCCTTGCGTTATAGAGCCTGAGATTCATCAGAGTCAGGAGCAGGATGCAGAGCTGGAACCTGCACCTCAGCCCGAACCTATACCCCAGCCGAAGCCGAAGCGCAAGCGTAACTATCCGCAGGTAGGTGAGCCGACACTGCGAGAGAATGAAGAATCGGCATCTGCAGCACAGCAGGAGAGGTCTTCTTGTGGCATCAAAAAAGCGTTGACCTATATGTTCGCAGCTTTGGCTATCGTATCAACGGGTGTTGTCCTCTTCTCCATGATCGGTGCTGCTGTTTTCTTCTTGCCATTGTTGGCAGGAGCCTTCAAACAATAAACATTAAAACAAAAAGAAAATGAAAAAGAAACTATTTGACATTGTTATTTCGGTTGAAACCGACGGTAAGACTGTGACAGCAGACGTTTGTTGCCAGAAGGACGGGGAGAACTTCACCCAGGATGCACTCGAAGGCGAGAACCTTCGACTGGCATGTGAGAGTCTGAGGCACGTGATGGGATTGTTTGCGAGACGCTTTTTCTATGAGCAGAAGGAAAAGGGAGTAATATCCGAAGAGGAGTATAACAAGATCGTAAACGGAAAATAATCAATATTTTTAATATTTAGAGAATTATGGCAGAAACAGAGAAATTTTCAAAGAGTCAGATTGAAACATTGAAGCACATTCAGAAGAAAGGATTTGCGGCTTATCGACGTGTAGACGAAAAGCTAAAGTGTCCGGAACTGGAGGAACTCGTAGAAGCAGGGTATCTTGAGACGTGGTATCTGAAAGTGTTCGGTGAGGATGTGTATAAGTTGACGGAGAAAGGCGAAAGTCTGGTAAGGTCGTTTATAGGGTAAAATCCATTGAATCTATTCAATTATTTTATTAACTAAAAACTAAAAGATTATGAAAAAGAAACTATTTGTTTGTTGTACCATGGCCATGGCTGCAGCCCTGCTGATGCCCACGATGACATCATGCGAGAGTTTTCACCTTCAGGACGAGCAGCAACAGGAGCAGCCTGCTGGTAAGGCTCACGTCAAGTTGCGTTTCGTTAGTGCCTCACAGCCCTCTGCCTCTGCTAAGGCTGCCGCAGCTCCAATGTTCGATGCAGTTACGCGTGCTTCTCTTACCGCCAACGACAAAGAGCTCACGGACCTCTATATCTTGGACTACGACAAGGCAACAGGCAAGTTGCTTCAGGTGCTCCATCAGACGAGCAAGGCAGCGGACTTCGCCGAGCCTGACCTGACGCTCGACTATGGCGAGCATACCCTAAAGGTAATAGCTACCCGAAGCACCGCCCCTACCCTCCTCGACGCAACCAGCACTCCCTTTGCGCTTACCGACAACCTCCTGACGCCTGTATCATCCACCACGGAACCCGTCGTCTGGACGAGCGACAAGACTTCAGACAGCTTCGGCGCAGTGAAGGATATAACGGTTGCCGTGGGTCAGAACGAGGTTGCCGTCATCGCCCTGGAACGATTAGTGGCAAAGATGGTGGTCAACAGCACCGATGTATTCCCAGACGATTGCAGTACCATCGATGCTACATTCAACGAATACCGCACTATCAACTGGCAGACCTTGGATGTTATGGACTATGTGAAAAATCAGCGCAGCTCTGATGTCTCCTCTCTTGCCGGTACCACAGGCACTACCCTCGCCTACTTCGTGCTTTGCCCGAAAGATGGCTACACAGCCGACATCACCTTCACGATGAACCGCAAGAACAACCCCACGCCCTATGCAACCATCACGGTACCTAACGTCCGTTTGGAACGTAACAAGATAACGACTATTACTGGTTCATTTTACAATCACAGCGCCTCCCTCTCCCTTTCCATCAAGGACGAGTGGCAACAGGAAGGTAATGATATTAACATATAACTCTCTTTACAGGTTAAGAGGATAAGGACAAAAGTATAAAAGTACTTTAGTACCTTAGTACTTTTATACTTTTCTATTTTTATACACTTCTACTTTTCTACATCAATACTTTTCTACTTTCGTACCTACGTACTTACATACTTTCGTATGCACGTAGGTACGTAGATTCGTATGTATATAGGTTCATACGTTTATTCGGACGTAGGTATGCACATTCGTATGTTGATACGTAGGTTTGTATGTTGATAGGTTCATACGTTCATACGTTGGTTAGTATGCTGATATGAAGCTACGTTCATTCGTATTTTCATTCGTTCATAGATACGAACCTATAAAAATATTTAATATTTAAAATATAAAACGGAAAATAGTTGGTAGTTCTGTTTTTAAGTTGTATCTTTGCACGTATGAAAATTCATAGGTACGTATGTGGGTACGTAGATACGTAGGTTCGTACTTTAGTACTAATGTACTTATGTACTTCGGTGTATTTTGTTACACATTATAGCATTATCGAATAGATTATTCATTTAAAATAAAAAGATTATGGCAGAAACAAGATTGAAAGAAATACTCGCCTTCGTGAATCATAAAGGTGGAGTAGGCAAGACCACAACGGTACAGAGTTTAGCAACAGGGCTGCGTCGCTTCGGTAAAGGGTACTTCGGAAAGGGTGCAGACGGAAAGGAGCGGAAGCCCCGTATCTTGCTCGTAGACCTCGACCCACAGGTCAGTCTATCCTTCCTTTTCGGTTGGGACCAGGTGAACAGCGACAATAAGCCTACCACCTACGATGCCCTTATCAATCAGACACCCTTGCCCGTATATAAGATGCAGGAAGGCATCTACCTCGCTCCAGCTTCACAGAAGATGGTCAGCATAGAGCCATTCCTCAACCAGATGGCAGTGCCTCGTAAGGCCTTGCGCAAACTTCTGTTGAAGCCCTTACAGGAAATGCAGGGCACGGAACTCGCAGACGAGGGCGTGAGCAGCATCCTGGATGCCTTCGATTACGTATTGATAGACTGCCCTCCAGCCATGTCGTTGCTCACCTACAATGCGCTGGCAGCAGCGTCGAGTGTCGTTATCCCCGTACAGTTGGAAGTGTTGGCCACAAAAGGTATTGCCGAGATCACCAACGCCGTGAAAGAGACCAGGGAAGATCTGAATGAGGACCTGGATATTCGTGGACTGTTGGAGGTGATGAGTAACGACCAGACCAAGGCGACTCGTCAATTCAAGGAATATCTGAGCAAAAAATTTGATGACTACGTGTTCGATTCATATACCCGCAGAGATACCAAGATGGTGGAAGCTCAGGCGATGGGTACCGACATCTTTTCTTATGCACCTTACTGCAGGGTAGGGCAGGACTATGAGCGATTTACGAAAGAAATCTTAGAGAGTATGCCTCAGTAGGCAGCTCATGTTATAGTTCATACAAATATTTGAGGACTTTTAATCAATAGAATATTATGGCAAGACCAAATGTAAAAAAATTCGGTTTGAATAAATCAGACGCAATGGATAAAATAGAAGGAATATACGAGCAAGGACAGACCTCGCAACAGTCGGCATCTTCTATGCCTTCAACGGGTACGGCGAGCGGTAGTGCTACCACCACCTCTTCCACTGGCAGCCAACAGCCGGCAGGTGAAGCGCAACAGCCATTATCCATGAAACCTTTAAAGACTGAGAAAAGTGTAAAGGTAACAATCCCCATGGATTATTATTTCCGTTTAGCTCGTCTGAAGGAATGTACTGGAAAGACGCTTCAGGAACTGGCTGCCCAGGGAGTGATAGAGTTTATCGACAGATATTCTCAAGGATAAGGTAAAATCTTACTAAATCTTTTTACCTCAAGGTGTGCGAAGTCACTACAAAAGTGTGCTGTTTTTGATTTGTAACACCTACGGATTTGTTTACCAAAACCTACGGATTTGTTTACTTAAACCTACGGATTTGTTTACCAAAACCTACGTTTTTGTTTACCTCACCGTAGGTAACTAACTGATAATCAATACGTCCTAAAACCTCTTAATATAATATAACATAAGATATAGATTTATCGTTTTTCAAAAGGAATAAAATGATAGTTTATATTATATTATATTAAGGAGATTGGGAGAAGTTGAAAATCAACGAGTTAGAGCATACGAAGTAAACAAATACGTAGGAGTTGGTAAACAAAAACGTAGGTTTTGGTACATAAAAAAGTAGGTTTAAGTAAATAAAAACGTAGGTATGGCAAAGAAATCGAAAAAAGAAGATAAAGAAGGCAAACTTCAAATAGCCTTGAACGAACTGCGCTGGATAAACACGCCTGTCAACTATACATCATACGCTAAAAGTTATTCCCTCATACAACAGGATGTGATGTTGTTGGTAAGCGGACGGCTGCAAGATCATTTTGCCAAGTTCTTGAATGAGCACCGCTATTTAAATAAGGAACGTCCAAATGGAGGCATTACGAAAGAAGACCTGTTGAAGATGGGACCGATACGTTTGCGTCTGGCTGACTTCGGTATAGAAAGCAGTCATTATGACGAGTCGGTGAAGGTGATAAACCAAATGAAGAAAATTGAGTTTCATCTGCCTCGTTTCGATCCAGAGACAGGACTTAGAAAAGGTGAGGACTACATGCCTATCTTCAGTAAGATATTTATTCCGAAGAACTTCACGTCACGGGAAGGCGAAGATTTCAACTATTCGGGAGACGGTGAAACTAAGATTGACGAGGACGGACAGGAAGTGCGCAAGTTTCGCCGTGACGGATATATCGAGGTGACGATAAACATCGAGGTGGCAAAAGCCGTGTTTGACATGGCAGACGGATATTTCAATCATCTTGAACGTATAGCCTACTTCTGCAATTCGGCTTATACGTCACGTCTTTACCTCCTGTTGATGAAGTATGCGAGCAAGGGACAGATGCACCCTGCTATAGATTATCGCGAGTTGAAAGAAGCTTTGGGCATGTTTAAGGTAGACGTTGAGAAAAGCGATGATATGCAGCCTGCAAAAGTTGTGACTACTGAGAAATATCAAAAGTTTTCACAGTTCCGCAAACAGGTGCTGGATGTGGCACGTGGCGACATGGAACGGCTGTGCGAGGAAAACAAGATTGAGATCATGCTCTCGTGCACCGACCCCGACAAGAAAGGTTATGAGCCGATTTATAGAGGCAGCGTGAAACGAGGCAATCCCGAAAAAATAAAGTTTCATATCAAGCGCACGCCTTTGGGTGTGGCGCGAGAATTGGAGCTGCATCGCGGTTCGTCGGAAAAGCGTTTATGCGCCAAGTTGATGTCGCTATATCCTACGCTCGACAGAGAACGACTCAAGGCGTTTGTTGCCGATGTTCCCGAAGACCTTTGGAACGATTTCAAGGCGTATGCCTATAATGGCGTGCCGAAGGCAGTGGAGCAGCCGCATAGATGGAGCGGAACGATGGAGGACTTCGTGTTCTACATCATGGAGCAATGGATAAAACAGCATAGTGCAAAGCCAGAACCACAGCAGATGACGTTTGCCTTTGCCGAAGCCGAGGAGGTGAAACCAGGTGAAAAAGAATGGCAGATGTATTTGAGCTTGATTGACAAGCAACTTGCTTCCGACTTGAGCAAGGTCAGGTACTTGTCGTTTGATGATGGCGTTGTATGTCTGGGCGTGGAGAACAAGGCTCAAGTGGAAATGATAGAAGAACATTTTGCGGACGTTTCCGTTTTGACCCATGCGCAGCAATGCGCCGTTAAGACATTCGGCAAGAAAATATCCTTGAATTATAAGATTGTAAAACAATAAACATTCACACCGCTTACCCATTCCATAGGGTAGGCGGTGTTTTAGTGTGTCCTGTTGATGTCAGCGGCTTTTTCTAATTTTGTAGGCGTAAATCAACAAGACAAATTATGGAAAAAATCAAATCAGCAATGTTATGGCTTCTGGCTGTAATCATGTTTGCGAGCTGCGCTTCCTCCCGTAAGGTGGAGAAGAGGAGTAGTGAGCAACGGCGCGATAGTGTCGTCGCCATCGTTAAGGACAGTGTGGTGAAGTCGGAAACTTCTACGGACAGTACTGTCAGTGCTGCCACCACCGAACAGTTCACTACTGGCTCCATGACCGACAAGGGCAGCAACGAGGAGACCATCACTGAGCGAGTGACCGAGAGCATGGATGCCCAGGGCAACAAGACCACCACCACCGACCGAACCATACACCGTAAGGGCGACTATGAGCGCAATGCCACCTACGAGGCACGGCTGAAGCATCAGGAAGAGACCATATCGCGTATGCAGCAAACGATAGACAGTCTGGTGTTGAGCAATAAGCTGAATGTGGGTACCCACTGGGAGAAAAACGACAGCAACTATCTGGATAAAGAAAAGAATTCCGCTATGGACAGTACTACTTCATGGTGGGGAAGATTCAAGCTCCAGATGAGAGCCTTCGCCTTGGCATTTATCATGATTGTCGTTTGCGTATTGGTAGCCAAATATCGAAAGCAGACAAAGAAATAGTTTCCATTATATATCATATAGTTATGGGCAGAAAGAAGAAAGACGATTTTATAGACAATGACGATCAGGCGGTGGTTACGCTTGATGATTTCGTGATTGAATCCAAGATAGAGGCGTTCTGTCGGACCTATAAGCCATTGAACGCTTGGACGGAGGACTGCGATGTGTTTAATGACTCGAAGTTACGAACCTACTTCAAGGCAGTGGTGTGCCCTTATGGCGACCCTCTCGTTCTTTATCTTCAGGAGTTGGCACTTCGAGGCTTTAGTATGAAAAATGACGAAAGCGGAGAGCCGGTTATCTATTGCCGTATGCGCAGAACAGGAGAGGAAGGAGATAAATTTTTTCGTTAAACAATAAAACACAAAAGTTATGAGTAGCAAAAAAAGACCTCATTATTATTACAAGGTAGCAGCTGACAGCGAGGTGGGCAAGAAGCTGCAGGAGTTCATCGACGAATGTAAGGAAGCCCAGGAAAAGGCTCGTGCGTGGGCTGAAAGTGTCCATGCTGACGCTTACTACGAAACGTGCGATGGCTACGCTGGTGGCATCCTCTTTGTCGAGTTTAAGAATACTGTCAGTAAGGAAGGCTGGGAAAACGTAAGAGTACCAAGACCAGAGGGCTACCAGAGTACCCCTTACTTTACTCCCATCAAAGGCAGCGACCTGGAGAAGGAGATGCAGGCGCTCCCCGTCGTAAGCGAGACAAAGCTTATTGACATCTTTGCCTTTAAGCCTGTTACGGCAAAGGACAAGGAAGGAAACGAGATACCCGTTCCGTTCAGCTTCGGCGACACTACGCCGCCTCTCTTTTTGCATCACGGATTCTGGTACACAGATCTTCCATACGAGAGTACGTCGCCCGATTGTATTTTGACAGGCGGGAAAGAGTTTTTCCGTCGTCGTATGGCTTTCATTAACGAACAAGATTATTCATAGGTTAATAGATTATTTTCCCCTAAGCGTAGGGAGGTTATTTTCTTTATTTTTAAGTTTACGGAATTTTAAAGTTACATGCAGCCATCCGTCCGTGAGGATAGATGGCTGCTTTTTGTTTATATCCGTGGGTGAGATGTCACTCACTCATGATGAATGTCGTCTGCGGCTATGCCCATCATCGTGTTTCGTACCATAGCATTGCCGTTTGCTCTTACCTCAAGTAACTGCTTGGTGAGTGTAGCAATCTCTTTTTGTTGGTCACTCATCAGTTTCTGTTGCTCATCGATGATTCCTAAAAGTCGGTCAACTAAGTTTTTGTTGTAGTCTGCTTCTGCAACATCAGTGATGGGAGTGTTTTCGTCAGGAGTCTTCGTCTCTACCACTTCAGTATCCGCTCTATGGTCTGTGACTGACGCGCATCCCGATGGCTCGCAAAAGATATTCTTCTTGAAGATGATGCCAGGAACGATAGATGATTGTTCTGTTACGTCTATCGGGTTGCGAAGAGAGCGACTGCCGTGTGCCCGCTTATCGCCGTTCTTGATATAGCCATCAACAGGCTCAAAAGCGTCGCTGTCGAGTGGGATGACCTCACTTTCTGTCTCTATACCTTTAGAATCCTCGACATATCCAAGATATTTTTCTTTGTCGACAATAAAAGCTGAGATAGGCACATGGAACGTGTTGCAGAAACGAAGAATACTGATGATAGGCATCGGACATTTTCTGTCCAGATACAGTCTTAAACTCTGGTTACTGGTAGACCCAATAGCCTGTAATATCTGCTTGCCATCTACTTTTTCGTTGGCTTGCATCCATCTCTCAAGGAAGGAATAATTGTACTCGTACTTCATAATTGTTAAAATTATAATGTTACACCTCGGCTATTCGCCGTTATTTATCCCAAAATACCTCAGATAAGTTAAATCTTGCAAATTAAAGAAAGAAAATACCCGAGATATATTATAGTTTCGGTTTTAATTCTTAAATTTGCAACAAATTTAATCAAAAGTTTTGAAATGACAAAAGAAAACATAGAAAAAATCTCTATCCCAAGTACCGCGTTAGATGTAAAAGACATGACGCCCGATGAAAAGAAGCATTTAATGAGCTTCTTACTTGAGAAGGGATTTACCAGTCCTACCTTCTATCTGCGGTTCTTTCAGAAAGGCTTTTCTCTTTGGGAGATCATGGGAACAAAGGAGTGCAAGCGCCAGTTCCTGTCTATCCCCGAAATAGCTGAAGTACTGAAGAACCACGAGGCTGCGCCTGATACAGACAATGACGGAGGGGAGAAATCTCTCTACGACATGGCTTGTAGCGACGAGCCTGGTGTGTTCTATGCCTGTCTGAAAAAGGAGAAAGGACTTTGCACTCGTTTCTTCAGATTCATGCAAGACAAAGGCATGTGCATGGCTGTTACCATCAAGCGCTTCAGCTCCGATGATTGGAAGCCTTGGGAGCAGGAGGGCATCACCTCTTTACTAAGAGAGTATATGAGTAAGTAAGATTTCATCTTATACCTTTATTATAATATATAGAGTTTTTATTTCAAATGATTGATATAACAGTAGACCTTGAAACGTGTTCGTTGGCTCCCACTGCTGCAGTAATGAGTATTGCGGCAGTGGCATGGGATCGGAATGGTGTTCAGTCACCATTCTTCGGCGAGCATGACGGTAGATTGAGCTTCCCTGAGTTTACCGAACATGTAGACTTGAGGAGCGAGTTTCTGAACGGCTTTACCTTCGACCAGAGTACGGCAGACTGGTGGGCTCGTCAGAATGACGAAGCAAAGGCAGCCCTTCTTGACAACGACAGCGAGGCTTGCCCCTGCCAGCCAATCGACGTGGTTGTGAAGGACCTCATGGACTGGATGGAGGACACTCGCACGAAACTTCATGAAGACGAGATTTATCTCTGGGCGCAGGGCACCGACTTTGACGTGGCGATACTGCGAAACATCTGTAACAAGATGGGGATTCGCTTTGGCGTAAAGCATACCAATTTTCGTGACCATCGCACTTTCTATTTGGAGATGGCTCGCTGCTTCATCCCGGACGGAGAAGAGTTTACGACAAATAAAGCTTATGCGCTTACAGACGAAAGAGAGACCGACCTGGTTCTCTACGGATTGAACAATGGGGCTACCCATTCTCCCGTATATGATTGTAAGCGCAGCATCCTTTCCACATGGAAGATGATGGGAATGGTACGAAACAAGTTCAATTCTTGTCATCCCAAAACAGAATAGACGTGGCTAAAATCATACGCAAGGATTATCTGTGGATGCCATACGTTCCCAACCGCAAGAACATATCCAAGGCCGGACGCCATTCCAAACACAACTTCCTGCATCGTTTCGCTTATACAGAGACGAAGAGAGGATTGGATGACGAGATACCCACCTTATTGTTCTATGCGCCGTTTGAGCTCTTGAAAGATGTATGCCAATACTTCTATCCTCTGATGGCGGGCAGAGTGAAAGACTTGCGCATCATGGAGAGTCATTCCTGCCGATGGAAGAACAGGAAGTGCTACATGAGAACGGAAGTGCAGATAATAGGACTTGACGAGCAGTTTATCTCGCTTACAGAGTTCACTCGCTTGCTTGTATATAAGTGCCAGGCGATATGCAACTGCACCGTCCGGCACTATCGGCTGGAAACGTTCTTGAATTTATAAAAGCCCTTAACACGTGTTTGCCATATCGTGTTCTATATATATAGGGATTTGTTTTTAGAGCGAGTCCCACTCACGGAAAGGCGCAGCGATGGAGAGTGTAGCAATACCTCTCTGATAAGCATACGGCAGCACAAAACGAGGTAGGTAATCCTGAGAGAATGATCTTGAAAACCTGCATCAAAAAGTGCTGTTCAACACTAAAGTTTGGCGCATCGCTGTTGCCTTTCCTTTTAAGAAGAAAAATATGAAAAGAAACGAAAGACCGACCTCAGCCATGGAAGCGGATAGCGGTAACAGTAATGTCCGCGGCTTCGCTCATATACCATTGTCGAAAGCTCTGGAGTAGAGTACGAAAGTACACTACGACCTCGGAAATATGCGGAGCGCAGTGGATCTTGAAGATAGAAAGTATCTTTGATTCACTTACCTTCGTATATGAGCCAAAACGATGGTCGTCTCTAAAAGTTTTGCCTGTCCGCTTCGGTCGGTCTTTCTTTCAACTAAAATATACTAACAACGAGATATGTTATTTCATCCTATCATCAACCAGCTTGCCAATCTCGACATGACTTTTCTCGTGAAGCCTGCCGAGAACCAGTGTATCGAGGGACAGACAGCTTGTTTCTGTCCCTTCTGCCAGAAGGAGGCAGCTAACGACGATGCCGGAAGCAAAGCAAAACAGACACCTCACCTTATTATTTATAAGGACGAACGAGGTGGTCTCTACAATGGTGTAGGGGTGGATGATGACAGACAGGCAGAGCATGGTGCCGTGAGGTGGATGTGTACCAAGACCGGCAAGCATGGATATGGAGCCCTTGAACTTTATGCTGCCATGCGCAACCTGCCTATGCACGGAGCCAGTATGCTCCGTCTTTGCCACGATCTTGTGGTAAGGGTGTACGGCGATGCTGAGAATGTGAGGGCAAAATATCCTATGCTTTTCTCTAAGATGGACTACCGTACCATTGCCGTACAGAATATAGATACTTTTTCTTTTATTCCCAAGGTGGATTTCAACCCGCAGGAACTGGCAGCCTTGGGTTGCGAGGTGACGATGGTAAAAGGTCTGCCTTCCTTCGGCTTCGGTAGTGATTTCAACACGAAGATGTTGAACGATGACTTCCGAATCTATGCGGTTGACCAAGTGACATTACCTAATGCCGTAAGAGATGGCAAACAGGTAAGCGAGGTTATCTATGGCACGCCATGGAATCCGCTCTTTGTCTGTTTTGCTACCGATGTGATAGCGCCACAGGGCTCTTGCGGTTGCCTCTTCCGTCCTGCCATGCAGCAGCCCCCCATCGTCTTTTCTACTACCGAGGAACACTCCGTCAGGAAGGTAAGCCGGTGGTTGATGGGCGACAAGGTGTTCACTTACGCCATGGACCATCGTGACTCCAACACAACGGGCGTTCACGCCGCCATCAGCAAGTGGCAGCCCGATGAAGTCTATACCAAAAGCAAAAAGAAATGGGTAGAGAATGAATTGAAGGACGGCACGCCAAAAGGTACTTTCCACCAGGAAGACGAAGAAATTCCGGCAGCAGCCATCAAGGCGCAGAACATCATTTTCTGTCGGACTCCCGAGGATGCAATCAGCATCTATTATGCCATGCGGTCCCTTCGTAAGGATAAAGATGGCGACACTCATTTTCTGCAGAAATGCTGGTATCATGTAGCCTTCTCAGTAGGAAGAAGAAACTTCTGGTATATCGACCGCGGTCAGTGGCGACAGGAGAAACTGGACTTCAATGCTGTACAGTACCAGAAGATGAAGCGTTTTGCCGAAAAAATCATCATGCTATACCCCAACGACATCAGCAGTCAGCGCGACTGCGGTGCTATCGCCACCAAGTATAGTGATCTTTGCTATGCGATGCTGCCTGATGCTTTCAGGGTGAGATATAACCAGCGATGGCAGTGGCTCTATGGCTGCTCACCTCGTAGTGTACGCGATTATATGCTGACGTTTCGCATGACTGATGCGGATAATTTCCGTTTCGATCATGACATTCGTTTGCCCCTGTATTCTAAATTGCGCGGTGCCAACAATACAGACCCTTTTGAGATAGAATATCCCCGTGACCCACGAAGCGGTAAGCAAAAGCCACCGACCTGCAAGGTAAGTCCTACAAAGGTATGGCTGTTTATGACCTCGTTGGGTTATTATCGAATGATAGACCCTGAGAGTACCGACCTCGTGGGACAATTCATACACCTTGACCGATGCTTCGTGGAGTATATCGACTCGAAGAGCATTATCCAAGCAGTGAAGACAAAACTCCTTGAGTTTATCGAACAGAGTTGGCGATATAACGATGAGGAGCAGCGCATGATGTCGGATGCAGCAAACCTTATCGACAAAAACTTCTCAGAGAAGTCGGCTGGAGGTCTGCAGTCGATGGTTATTGACTTCAACGAGTCTTTCAATGAGCGGATGGAATATTTCTTCTTCCGCAATGTGGCATTAAAAATCACGCCGGAGGCCATCACGCCTGTCAGTTACGACCATATCAACTTCTTCATCCCAGCTTTGGCGAAGAAGCCTTACGACTTCACGATGAGGGTGTTTCATCCGCCTTTCACCATCAGCGAGAGTCAGGAATATCTCGACCGCAAAAGTGCTATTGACCAAAAGGCGGTCATGCGCAATGAGGATGGATCTCCTGTTTTCAGCAACGAGGAGATCACGCAGATGCGCGTTGAGTTAAGCGAATGGGCGCAGACCTTCAGGTGGCAAGTTGACTGGCACGGCAAGCAGGAGAAAGAGCTATGGCCTGTATTGCGAGTCATACGTGGCTGTTCCAACACCTTATGGCGACTGGAGCAGGATGCCATACGCAACAAGAAAGAATTGGACGCCACCGCTGTGGCTACTATCAATTCCCATTTCGTCAACATGATTTCATGTATAGGCCGTATCTGCTATCGCTCCTGGAAGGACATGCAGAGTGTTTGTCCTTACCTCTTGGAAGACCAGGTGGAAGACGAGAAAGAGGCGAGTGGCGGTTCTGGAAAATCGCTGCTGGTCAACACGTTTGTTGCTTCGGCTATCAATGTCCTGCGTGTCGACATGAAGAATTTTACGACTATCAATAATGCCCAGTTCAGCCTTTCCAACCTCCTGATATATCCAGGTAAGTATAGGTTGATACACTGGGAAGATAAGCCTGCTTCATTCCCTATGAAGTACTTTTACAACAAGGTTACAGCAGGAGCGATGATAGAGCGAAAGTTTGGCGACCCTGTGACGCTCAAGTTGGAGGACTCACCTGTCAACGTGATTACCAGCAATTCGCAGTTGAGTGATGATGACTCGTCGACAATCGGCCGTTTCCCGTTGGTGTCTTTATCCGACCGCTTCTGTCGTGCGAACCACATGCAGCATCAGTTGGCCCGATCACCACAGGAGGTTATGAAAAATCTCGCTACAGACCCCGAGCAGTTGAATGAATACGACCGCAACCTGGCGATATACATCTGCGCGTTGTCCGTGCAGTTTATCATGAAATATCATGAGTTCGTCATCGCACCGCAGAAGAACGTACAGCGCCGACTGATGGTAAGAGAGCTGACCGAGAACTCCGTGAAGTACTTTGAGTGGTTCTTTGCCCGGCAGGAGGTGTATGCTGCGCCTATCTGTACAGATGAGATGTTTAATGAGTTCATGCGCGATTGGGCGGATGCTTCCGAAGGTAAGAGCAAGGAATATAGCCGTGCCACCTTCAAGAAGAAGATACGCAAGTACTGCAAGAACATGAATATCATTGTGAACCCCGAACACCTTTTGGTAAGCGAGGACAACAAGCGGCATGGATGCTTTAAACTCCGTGCATGGGTAACGAAGGAATACTTTGTCGGCAAGGAGTGGGAGAACGACGATACCGTAGAGCCGAAATACATCCGAAAGGTGGAAACCAGCAAGCACGTGTATTTCTTCTTCCGTTCAGGTAAAGACCATATACCCGACAATTACGATGACCTGAAACGGATGGCAAAAGAATACGTCGAGGGACCCGACCCCCTGCCTTATCGTGATGACGATGGCAACATCGTTACACTCACCACCGAGGAGGAAGAACGATGGAAGACTTTTGTTTCCCGTCGACAGGGCAGAAGGACAGGCAATCAGAACGCCAACAATGGCAGTAACCTGGCGGAACAGGTTCCCAAGATGGAAGACAATGGTCTACCATTCTGACAGAATCGGAAAGGACATTAATTTTTTAACAACATAAAAACAATAAATTATGGCAAGCTATAATGGTAATATTGATTTGCTATCGTTGAATGGCACACAGGTGCTTGTAGGTATCGATGCGAAAAATCCACAAAGACCCTACGTTTGTATTCCTTGTGATCTCAACGAGATTAGAGTGGAAGTGTCGAAGAATGACGCGAACAGACAAATGGCTAAGTTGAGAGTGAACATTTGGCCTTTCAACGAGCAGTATAAGAATAAGGTACGCCAGTCTGCTCAGGAGCGAGGCGACAGCAACGTGAGTGTCCCAACACACGAGATGCAACTGTCTTTCTCAGTAGACTATATCAAGGCTATTGCTAAAAACTTCCCTAAGTTGGTAGAACAGGTGAAAGAGGCCAACAAAGAGAAAGATCCAAACATCGTGAATGAAAATTTTAATGATGAGAACACTCATCTCTTCAAGGCTATCCGTGCCAGGATGAACAAGCGTATCGCACAATTATACCAGCCACAGTCGACAGGCAACAGCCAGCCTTATCCTACACAGGCTTATTCGGCAGTCAACGGCGCCAATACTTACGTTCCACCAGCCGACGGCTCTTCCGATCCGTTTGTACCAGATGCGGATATGAATCCCGACGACCTGCCATTCTAAAAAAGAATATTCATTTTTTCTAATCTTTAGTTGTTTGACGAGGCAGTCCGACTCTGTTTCTGCGAAGGATGCTTTCCCCTTCAGAATTGCAGAGCGGACTCCTCACTCTTTACTTAGTAAAAACATAAAACATTCAGTATATGAAATTACAGACTCCATCCGTGCTTCTGCTTCGCCAAGCCCTGCAGAAGGCAGCAAAGGGCATTGAGAGCAAGCCCTCCGTTGCCCTTCTTGCCGATGTCCTTCTGCGACAGAACAAGAAGGACGGTAAATTCTTCTTCGTCACAGGAACTGACGACACACAGCTCACCATCCCTGCGCCTCTCGACATCGTGGAGGGCAGCTTCTCTAAGCCCGTCGTCTTGCCTATCGTCAGCATCACAAACCTGTTAGGCACGCTGCCTCCTGAGTGCGTGCTCACCATGGACTTGTCGGAAGACGAAAGCCACATGATGAATATTGAGTATTGCACTCATAACGGCGACAATGTGAAGTCGGGCAACATCTCTCTGCCCTTCTTTGCCGGCGATGACTTCCCGGAAGCGAGAGAGCTCAATCAGGAGAAGACGCACATCTCTCTGCCTTCGTCTGTCTTTAAGTCAGTCATTTCAAAGGCAGGCAAGTTTGTTTTCAACGACGACCTCCGTCCTATCTTTAGCACCCTGTGCATTGATATAGCAGAGGACCGCAGCGAAGTTATTTTTGTCGCCAACGACGGGCGCATTCTTTTCAAGGTGACTCACAGCAATAACCCCGAGACTGGTGGCAGCAATTTCTATCGCAGTGGAGAACCTACACAGATATTGGTCCACTCCTCATTCTTCCGTACATTGTCTGTCTTTGATGACAGCGAACAGATAGACATCCAGACCGACGGAAAGGCTATCCTCTTCTCAGGCAACGATATAGAGTACCTGTGTAAGGCTGTGGAGGGAAAATACCCCAACTATAAGTCTGTAATCCCTACCAACAACCCTTACTACGTGGTCGTTGACAAAAAAGAACTTATCTCTGTCGTCAAACGTGTGGCGCTCTTCAGTAGTGCAAGTTCCAACATCGTGGCATTGAAGAAGGACGGCATGTTCCTGAATGTCTGCGCAAGTGATATTGACTTCAGCAAGAAAGCTGAAGACCAGGTGCTGATAACGGACAGCAAATGCAACGATGGATTTACGATTGGCTTCAACTATCACAACCTGCTTGATACCGTAACGGCCATTCCAGACGACACCATCCGTATTCAGCTCGCCGACCCCAGTCGTGCGGGAGTACTGACAGCCGATACTCCAGCACCGACAACGTTGACGCTGTTGATGCCTATACTGCTTGACGATTAACCCTTTTTAGAAAAAGAAGAAATGGACGATACCTTGTTATTTATCCCTCCCTGCTGTGTGAACAAGATGTTGCCGAAGGCAATGAAGGAGGCTCCACGCAGGATGCTTTCTTTCTATACGCACGGCGACGTGACGACCGAGAAGTTCTATCGAGCTATCAGTTATGAGATGATCAGCCGGCACGTCCTTGTACTGGCGATGCCGGTGGTCTCCAACGAGATGCTGGCTTTCTTGGCGCAGTGCTTTGAGCGAGACTGGATTTCCCATCTCGTTCTGTCTACTGGTCGCAACATAGACGACATGATGGATAAGTATCTGAAGGACTATAAGGACAAGATACTCTATACCTCCAGCGGCGATGTGTCGTCGGTAGCGGCGCACATGGTATTGTATAATAATGCCCGTGCGCTGATCCTGCAGGGACACATGACGGAACGACCCAGTGGAAGGCTGTCGGGCTACACACTCGTTTTCTATCCCGACTACAGTCTTAGCATCAACGACCTCGACTGGGGCAATCCTATCAGGAACATTCTCTTCCCCGACGTGTTGCGACACCGACAGCGCGTACACAAGGACAAAAGGGAGGTGAACGAGGCTGAGTTGGCGGCTTTTCTGCGGGCAGACTTCCCTCCCTATAAGAATAAGGAGGACGAGGACAGCTCGCACGACCATCACAATTTTGGAAATCTATAATGAAGAAATATGAATAAGACACCCCGACAATCATATACGGAGATACGTCGCTACACCGAGAAGTGGCGATGGATAGACCCACGCAGCGGGCGCATAGTGACAGGCTACGTACATCCGCAGACAGCGAAAAAGGTGGAGCGTGTGCCGTTCTACATCAAGTTTCTCACCAAGACAGGCCATGTCGATGAAGGTAACTGCGTATGCCTGTCTGTTGACGTAAATCGTCATCAGCGCAAGGTGCAGTTTGTCGATAGTGGCGAGGTGAGGGTAGTGAACGACATCCTTGTGCTTGAGATTGACGGTACGAGGTTTATCACTCACTAATTTTCTCACCTTATCAATGAAATTATCTTATTATATTCATTTCTATATAATTTTTATATAATGTTCTTAGTACCATTTAGCGAAATGGTCCGTATTAGGTTTTTAAGAAATTATAATGTTACACTTTCTCCAGCTCTCTCGTGAGAAAGGGTTGGAGAGCAAACAGCGCAGCTTGTCTGTGCATCGTTGTTTTTTAAGAATTTCATACTTTCGCCCTTCGGTTCGTGAGAATAGAAGGGCTTTTATTTGAAACGTTTTAAAAATATTAGATATGAAAAATCCATTCAGAAAAAAAAGTAAGGGCAAAAGCATAAGCAAGAAAGCACGGCAGCGTGAGCTTCGCAACGTGGCTGCTTCCTTTGCCATTATCGACGAATTTAGTCGGCGCAATCTCATTTTTTGGCAAGTAAAGAACCGTATGCTTCTCATCGAGGAATCGTTGGCCATGGTGGAGTTAGAACTGGGGGCTGCCCTGTTTGAAGGTTTCCTGAAAAAAGTTTGCGACTGGCAGAATTTTAAACTAATCAACGAGGCTTACGAGCAGAAGCGCATCGAGATAGAGGTTGCAGCCGCCCGTAAAGCCCAGGAGGAGAGGGGAGCGCCCCTGACGGATGCTGATGTATTGCGCATCCGACAACATGCCCGCAGCTTCATGGAGCAGATACCTTTAGAGCAACTGCCTAATCTGATACGAGAGTTCGATATTCTCATCATCCGTGCGTCTGCCACCACAGCCGACACTGCCACTGAGGAGAACGGACAGCTCTTGGCTGTTGGACATTACGACGGAGAGAAGTTGGAGATGGCAATGTATGATGATGTCAAGTCGTCGCTCGTGAGCAGCTACGGCAGCGACGAAGATTAGGACGCGTATGTTGAATTTCATCGTGTACTTGTTTTTTATCTATATGTTGTGTACCTTCGTCATCGCCTGTCTGCTCACACTGTTCGGTAAGCCCGAGCCTGGTGATGACGAGAAGAAGGACACAAGCAGGTCGCGGTTTAGCGACAATGACGACTTCTACAGAGAAGGGTAGTGAAAAAAGCTGTTCTTCCCAACGCCCTGAAGGGGACTAAGAACTTCTGCCCCTTCATGGCGTATTGCTGATGGCTATTATATGAATATCTGCTTAACACATTTCTGACTTATCAACGGACTATTGTTAAAAATATCTTAAATATCACCGAAAAGCACAACGAAATACCTGAGATGTTTTGCAATTACGACTTTATTTCTTAAATTTGCAACGGAATAAAGAATAAATATCCGAGATATTACAATATGGTAAACAAAAACCACTACAACTTATCGCAGACTTCATTGTCTTGCCTTGTTTGTCTGACCTGCAGTTTCAGCATGGCTTGCATTGGCGGCATCTATTGTCTGCGCCACAAGAAGTATGTGCAGTATCAGCGGATAGAAAAATGTGAGGAGCTTTCGGCATGAAAAGTATATTAATGACCAAGGAGAGTTGGATGACCTCCTGCTTCAGCATCGCCCGACATACGGGCGGTATCGTCGTGAAAGGCGACGATGGCAAGCAACATACCTTTTATGTTGTCAACAAGGAGGGCGACCGAAACTGGACGTACATACCGCCCAATGAGCCAGCCGACCTGATAGACAGCGAGTTTATTCCATCTTACAAGAAGTTGGGCAGGGAGCGGTTCATCCGTGTCGTGCAGGCCAACAACCGAGCCGACCACGCCGAACTGAAGAAAGCACTCAAGGCCGAGGAGTTTCGCCTGCGGTCAGAACGTATCAAGGAGATGGCTGCGATGGAGGCGAAGCGGAAGCTGGCGAATCCCTCGCTCTTCCCCGAGGAAGACTGAAACTGAGAAGATATTAACCAACATAAAAAGAAAGAAAATAATGAGAACATTAAAGCAATTTCAAGACGAGGTTCTTGCACCGTTGCGAAAGGAGCGGGAGGACAATATTGAAAAGAAAACCAACGAACAGACTCAACAACTTGCCAAGCTACAGTGTGAACTTGATAGTTTACGAGATGACCTGCTTGAGTTTAAGTTGAAGCAACATGCCTCGTTGGCTGCGTTTAGAAATAAGCAAACGGCAAGGCGCTCAGAGATTAACGAGCAGATTTTTGCTTTACGATACAAAATTAAACATAATCGCGTCCTCATCAACGAGGAACACCAGAATAAGTTAGGTCTTGCTTTTGCTGAATACAACCGTGAACGGCGCGAAGCGGGGCTCTTGCCTATCGGCTTCGATATGCAGCCGAATCGCCATCCCGAAGATCCAAACTCCGTTAGTGCCAAGATAATAGAAAATGAGACGGAAACCGAGACACCCCAACATTAAGCATTAAACATCAATAAACATAAAATGAAGAAAATATTTAAAACCATTAGTGCCAGTTTAGTAACAGCTCTGATAGTATTTGCAGCGATTTTGACCGCCGTAGTTTTACTCGAAATGTTCGTAGTGAAGCTTTTCCCCGACGTGGACTTGCCGATATACCGTTCATGCTGCGTGGCAATATTCTATGTGTTGTTTGTCATCATCTTCTGGATGGGTATTATCAAGTTTGCTGTTTCCCGTCTGTCTCGTTTCCTGAACAAGAGTGACGATAATCAAAACGGCGATTTTGCCGGGGAATATGTAAAAAATGAGCTTGACGAGACGAAGAAAGAACTGGAACGTCGACTTCGCGAGCGTTATCTGATAGAACTTAGAGATTTTATGAATGCTATGCAGACATACAAGTTTGATCCTTTCGAGAAAGTGCTTGTCCGCGACTTCCGAAACTCCGAATGGCGTGCTGCCATCTTTGCATGGCATGACGACCGTGAGGGCCATTATCCTTTCCGCACCACTGACAACGAAGGTTACAGCTTCTGTCTGCCATACAACTATATCACCGACCGACTCGTTAATACCACCCTGTCGCTTGAAGAGCTGTTGGAGCTGAAAGAGAAGGAGTACCAGGAACTGAATAAGGATAAGGCAGAGTGATATGAAATCTGTATTTTTTAACGAGATGGAAACTTTCGATCTACCTTCCGACTTTATTGACAGCGCAATGAAAATAGGAGGCGTTGATGATAAAGAACAACTGAACTTAGCATGGAAGAGACTTCAAGTGAACGTGGACACCGCTGCAGACGGAGTACCATCAGGACTCGGCTGTGACGTGTGGATAGCAGATAAGCGTAATTTAATCACTCAAAAATTAGACCTGTCTTCTGATAACAGTATATCTCTGGCTCACCACCGCCGTGTTCATTACTGTGACCCTTTAGATTTCCATCTTGAGGCGACGTGCGAAAATTCAGTTTTCTGGACGAGCAAGTTGGCAAGCGATGTGATGTCTTTCTGGAGTAATATCCCCTTCGTCTGTCGGAGTTCTTGGTCTTCCCCTGACGCGAAACCTTGGGAGGTTCAGTTATATTGGACGATAGCATTGCAGTGTTGGCAGATTCCTGCTGACTACGGTTATTTATGGGTATATACAACAGGAGAAGGTACAGAAATTTTCACTCGTTGCGAAATTAACAAGCCTGGATGGTATCTTCCTCATCCCAACGCCCTCCCTGTTTACGTCTTCAGTCAAAACAACAAAAAATAATTTAATCAAAAAATATTTCAAATAATGGTAACAAATATCGGAAAGAAAGTAATCATCCGCGGCAGCAAAAGCGGAGTGGAGTACGGAACACTTGTATCATGCTGTGGAAGTGAGGTGACACTTCATAATGCTCGCCGCATCTGGTATTGGGAAGGAGCAGCTTCTTTGTCTCAGCTTGCCAAGGACGGAACAGCTATACCTGAAAAATGTAAGTTTACGGTATCTGTAGACAGTATCACAATTCTTGATGCTATTGAGATTATCCCTTGCACGGATAAGGCAATCAAATCCATCGAGGAGGTAAAAGAATGGAAATGTTAGAAGACAAGATTAGAGAGTTTCTTGTTGTTAGTGCTGGCTATGGCTGTGGTTCTGCTCCTGGTGCTGGCTCTGACTTTTGCCGTCTTTACTATGGCAGGGGTTCTGGTGTTTGTGCTGGCTATGACGAAGGCATGGGCTATGGCAGGGGGTCTGGTATTGGCAAGGGCAGGGGCAATGGCATGAGCTGTAGAATAGACTATAGTGATGATGCTGATAATAACCATTATAATGGCTATGGCTATAGTGATGGCAGTGGTATTGGCTGTGGCAGATCTTGTTTGGTTAAAGAGATAAACGGAAACATAGTCTATATGATTGATGAAACGCCTACAATTATTACATCTGTACGTAATAATATAGCGAAAGGCTTCATCGTTAAAAGCGACCTACAATTTGAACCTTGCTATATTGTCAAAGAGAACAATCAATTTGCTCATGGCTTCACTCTAAAAGATGCTTTCATGTCTCTTCAGGAAAAGCTGTACGACGACAGCACCGAAGAGGAACGAATCGAAGCTTTCAAGACGCAGTTTCCTGAGTACGATGTTAAGTATAACAACAGAGATTTGTTCGTCTATCACCACGTGCTTACCGGCTCCTGTCGAATGGGCAGAGAAGCTTTTATGTCAAACAAAGGGTTATCCCTTGATGGTAAGACATCTGTTCGCGAGTTCGTTAAATTAACGCAAGATGCCTATGGCGGTGATATTATCAAGAAGTTGCCAGAGGCATACGGAAATTAAGTAATTAACCGCCCTTGGGCATGAAATAGAATAACAATGAATAATGAACAATTAGAACGTGCTAATCTTTTAGCTAAAAGTTTAATTCCAAAAGCGGAAAGGCTAACAATGCCAGAAACTGCTGGTAATATAGCACTTGGAGAGTGTCTTGATGGTTTGCTCAAATGTGACAAAGAGTTCAACGCTAAATTCTCGCAACTTGTATCAGAAACAGAACAGAGATTTCGGAAAGAGTTTGATGAGCTTTAGTAACTAACCATCCCTTATGGGAGAATGGATAGGAAGAATATAAAAAGATTAATTATGGATAGAAATCAAGCAAAAGATTTTTCTCCTATCCTGCAGGCTTTTGCTGAAGGAAAGGAAATTGAGTGTAGAAATGAACCGGATTCTATAAAAGGTTTAGGTCTTCCGAATGATTGGACTAATGTAACAGATTTGTTTTTTATGAAAGGTATGGAATACCGCATTAAGTCGGAGTCCCAGTATCGCCCATTTGCAAACGCAGAAGAGTGCTGGCAGGAAATGCAAAAACATCAACCGTTTGGATATACGTATGATAGGCTTAATAATATAAGAGACAGTATCACAAAGGTGGCTACCACTGGCGTTTCGTATGATTCGCCAACTGTTATATCTTTCGCAGAGATTTTCGGTAGATTTGTTTTTGCTGACGGTACACCTTTCGGCATGAAAGAGGAGGAATAGTTATGGCATGGGTAGCAGTTAATAGGTATGGTGACGAATACATCTTTGAAGCATTTCCAGAAAGACTTCAATCTGTATGGGCGCCAACATATTGTGAATACGAAAATAGAGTGTACGACTACGTAGAACTTCCCAAAGGCAGCATCAAGAAGCTCATCGGAAGAGAATTATCCTGGAACGATGAGCCGGTAGAACTTCAAGAAGAATAGCGTATGAAGAAAAGAATATTAGATATGTGTTGTGGGTCACGTATGTTTTATTTCGACAAGCAAGACCCTAATGTACTCTTCGCAGATATAAGAGAAGTTCATGAAACTTTGTGTGATGGAAGGAAATTGGATATAGCGCCGGATATAATTGCTGATTGTACTCATTTGCCATTTGAAGATGAAACATTCGACATGGTAGTTTTTGACCCTCCTCATCTGTTAAAAGTGGGAGAGCTCTCATGGCTATGTAAGAAATATGGTAAACTGCCCGAAAATTGGCAAGCATTTATCAACGACTCAATCCACGAAGGTATGAGAGTACTAAAAACGAACGGAACGCTAATATTCAAGTGGAACGAAAATCAGATAAAGGTTCACGACATACTCAATGCGATCACTGATTATAAGCCAATATTCGGGCATCGCACTACGTCTAAGAATCAAACTATTTGGATGGCGTTCATAAAGTAATAAAAAGAAATTTAATAGAAATAGTATATGAAGAATAAGATTTTAGACTTTGCCAAGTCAACTATTTGGTTCGTCTTGTGCTTGCTTGTAGGTGCGTTGGCTTTTGAAGGTGTTTTCTCATTAGTTAAAAGAAATGAACCTGCGAAAGATTTTAGTACAACAGTATTTTCAAAGAATGGGCATGACTATCTGCTTGTGGATACGAAACATGGAGTTTGTGTTATTCACGCCAAGAGTTGTCCTTGTAATAAGGAATAGCGTATGAAGAAAGAAGAACGGCTTCGCGTTTACAAAATGTATGATGGTCATTGTGCTTATTGTGGAAAATCGATAAAGTACGAGGACATGCAGGTCGATCATATTGTTCCCAAAAATAGAGGTTATTACTCTCGCTGGAGTGCTAAGGATGGGAAATTCATAGTTTCCCACGGAGAAGATAAAATCAGCAACTATATGCCTTCTTGCCGTGCCTGTAATTTTCGCAAACGTGATATGAGCGTCGAGCAGTTCAGAAATGCCATCAAGCAACAGGCAGAAGGGTTGTTGAGAGGTGCAGCTAAATTTCAAGTAAACATGAGTATTGCATACGGTTTACTTATTCCTGCATTTGATGCCCCTGTAGTGTTCTATTTTGAGAAGTTAAAAATAAATGATTAGCGTATGAAAACAGAAGAATATGTAAGCACCATCAAAAACATGCAGGCATTCTGCAATTTGGTGCAAGGTTTTTTTCCAGATCAATACAAGTTCGTGTGTATGCAGCATGGCATTTCGGAGCGTGAGGCGATGAACATGTATGGCTATTTGCGCAAGGTGGCTTCCGGGCAGTATTGGTGTATCAACGATAAATCTGACGACTATTTTTACACTATGATAAGTATGGCGCAGGAAGCTCGCAAATTACAGACGCTGAATAGTCTTGTCAAAGTTACCTCTGCCTCTGGTGCGTATGGAAAATCAAGAATCCTTGCCATATTTGAAAAAGGTGATGAATGTATCCAGAAGGAGTTTGATCTGCAATGTCAGGCTTCGTTTGTCGAGATAGCCGAAATGATAAAAAATGGCTATGTATTGATGACTACCGCCCGACAGGTAGATGCTGTTGATGCCAGGGAGTATGTAGGCGAGAATGAAGGCAAGAAATCACATATCCCTATCTACGATGGCGATGTGATGCTCTGCTATATAAATAAGCCGGAATTTTGGAGTTCGGATTATGAGAACAGCGGTCTGTATCTCTGTCAGAAAGGTGGTTATCATCGTCTGATCTATACTCCTGGCAAAGGTTACGTAAGACACGGCGAGCCTGATATTGATGAGGATTTCGAGTTAGATATTGAAGATAAAGCCTTCAGCAGTTACGTAATGACTATCAGCCAAAAGTGGTATAAACTTGGCAACATTCATGCCAACATCGGGTTCTTGATTGAAAAGCCGAAAGATAAAGAAGAATAGCGTATGAAAACAGAAAAGGTTCTTACCCTCACAGTCAGCAAGCAATGGTTCGACATGATTGTGGCTGGCGAAAAGACCGAGTTCTTCATCATAAGATTCAAATAGCTGTATTCACAAAAATATAGAGGACAATGAATATGCTTAAAGGAAGACAATACATCGTGACCGTTAATTCGGAATATATCCGTTATTTGTATGAGCAGCAGACTGGTGAGAAGAAATCGCAAATCGAGATTTTCAGCGCTGTAGTGGATACTATAGACGATTTTCTTGAAGGCAAAATAAAGAGGATTGTCCGTTTTATCATGCCCGATGGGTCGCCATCGTTTACCATTACGCCACTGGTGCAGCACAATCTGCAAGAGCGACGTAAAGCGAAGCGAAGAAAAAGATAAAATAAAACGCCTATGAGTTTCCGCAATACTAAGACACCCAACAAGCCCACCACTCCAGCCAAGTGGCAGGTACC